GAGCGAGCAACTTATGATAGGAGCTTACGCTCTTCAAAGCTGAAAGCTTGAAAGGAGCATTTTGATGCTACCCATACTAATCTCTCAAGGTCTAGCCTTGAGTTATATCAATGATCCATATCTATGGGATTGTAGTCACGCAATGTTTACGGGATACTGTGCATGGTTGTATATGTAGGTATATAACGAAATACAAATAAAAAAAAGAGGGGGCTTGCGCCCCCTCCTTAGTTTTGATTGGTAGCTAGGTCATGCAACTTTGGCACCACGCGGCTTATCACTTTCCTTCACCCCGACGATATCCTCAATCGTCATAGGGTCAAGCTTTTCCAAAGTAGCAACTCGCTTGCGCAGGTCTGGTTGAGTAGCGAACATGGAAAGTATGCCTTGCATGATACGCCACGTGGATTGCAGCTTGGCGTCGCTGTCCTCAGGCTTCTGATTGAGGCTTTGCTGCCAGTTGGCCCATGCTGCCGGTGTCTCAACAGACGTAGCGATAGCTGCGATGTAGCGTTCCAGGTCCGAATTAGAAAGCACTACGCGTGCTGCTTTCTGAGCCTCTGCCGTCTGCCCCGTGCCGCTACCAGCCGCACGTTTAATCTTGATAACGGCCTTGCGGAAGTCCGCTAGTGTGCCACCTGCCTTCCCCGCAACGCTTGGATCATGCGACAGAAATTCACCGACGCGGAACGTAGCGGTCTCATTGCTCACCTTGTCGTGAACTACAATCGGACTATCCATCCGCGCAAGCTTAGTCGGATCATCATCCCACGACTTGGTAGACGTGTTCCACTTTTTCTCGGTCCGGAATGTAGCAACGCAACGGGGTGGTTGCCCGCTAGGTGCCATTTCATTAACCGCCCATATCTGGCGCAGTAGAGTAACAGCACGCTTTAGAGCCTTGACCATCGTATCAATATCGTTCGAGCATTCATCAGCCTTCTTTTCTGCGGTCATAGCATCGCAATAGTCAGGCGATGTTTGATCGGCATACTTACCCGTCGGAACCTTTGCTGCTGCGAGCAAGTATTGCTCTTTCTCATAGACTAAGGATGCACCTGCCGGAGTATCCCGAATTACTTCACCATAGAACGATACTGGTACGGCCTTGTTAGAACCATTCGGATATTTCATCATAATATCCGGGTTATTAACCACGTTGCCGTTACTATCCTTCTCTTTCGTTCCGATAACTGGCCACGGATAATTAGCACCGTTATCAAACTCCGGTCCCGTGCCTTCGATCATGTTGCAGAGGACCTTGCCGGTCTCGTCTTTACGCACATACAGACGCTCTAACGTCCATGCCAGTTGGGCTGGAGCTTGCTTCCTGGTGCGCTCTGCATCCACGATAGCGCCTTGTATGGCACTATACGTTTCGTCGTGTGATAGGACGCTCGCTGCCTTGTGCGCACTAGAGCGGATGTTACTAGCAGTGATATCCGAAGCGCTGGTCTCTTGGTTTTGTGGATCAGCCTCAGCTTGCGCCATAGCAGCAATGAGCAAGCCTATGCCGTTGCCGTCTCCGTTCTCTATCCACATACGATCATCGTTCGCACCAGGATTGGTAGCACGGATATCATCATAGATGCGCATCAGATATTCATCGGATAGAGTAGATACAGCGTCACCCGTCTGAGCTACGGGATCAGCAAAGAATGTAGCACCATACTGCTTGCGCATTCTGTCACCAATGCCGCTCGCCTTAAACGTATCCAGCGGTGACTTGATAACAGCAGCGCTAGTCTTGACGTCGACCTTGCCGTTGTTCTTCTTCGAAGCAGGAACCAACGTCACCTTGTTCGTCTTCGTGTTCATGATTAATCACTCCGTTTAGGTAGGCACCATTGCCTAACTATAAGTCTAAAGCCAATAGGCACTATGTCAAAGGGCTATCGACCTTAAACTGGAAGGTTTACATCAACCCTTCCGTAAATGGCACGGTTTGACCATGCCATTTGAGTAAAGGTTATTCGCCAAACCATATTCGTGCATATGTTACTATGTCGTGTAGTGAAGGCCATAGCCTAAACCAATGTAACTCTGCGCTCGCATACTGGACATACATTGCAGTCGCAGCGTTTTGCATTGTTGCTGGTACGGGATAACGTGGCTTAAAAAACCCACGTTGATACCATAATTCACGATCTATGCACCCTTGCTCATACATTTCTTGGATGTATGTAGTAATGTCTGAATGATCTAGTGTCATGTGTCACCTTACTTTGATGTTAGGGATTGAGGTATAGAAGTCTGCAAGGCGCAGTAAGTAACTGCGTTCATACTTATGCGGTGGCATATTTAAGTCGAGTATCTCAGGCATAACCCATGCCTTTGGTTTGCAGATACAGAACGAGAATTGAATGCGTCCGATACGTAAGAAACGTATCCCGCCATTCCGAGTGTATTTGATTGTCATAGCTTCGCTCCGTTGTGCTTGATTGCACATACTCCACATAGCAAAGCCACCTAAGCGGTGCAATCGCACACCAGGTGGCTGTTCATGTTTTGTACTGTCGCTTATCGTCGCAGTTAACGTCTTAGTTGTATGATACTATTCCTAAGTTGTAGGAACATTATCATCCGTCAAATGACGGAAGATAGTGCGATATCTGATACTAAACTGATACTGATTATATATTAATATCAAGACTATTTAATAGAGCAGTATATTATAACGTAATAGAAAACAATATGTATACATAATGATCATTATAGTATTATATACTCTAACATAATAGTATTTATTATAGTTTACATATTCTATACATACGTATGTATACTTATACGTTACTTATATAGAGAGCGAGCAACTTGGCCTAAATACCACCTTCTTAAGAGATAGCTATAACGATAATCGTTGACGGGGTATGAGGGGGGTTGGGGGTGCCTCAAGGCCCGAATGAATCACTATCTTAAAATTGCTCATAAAAATTTTACTAGTTATACCAAGTTCTGAACCTTTAGGTTCGGAGTACAACTTTAGTTGTACCATGTAGCATTACACTTAAAACATTTATAATACCCATATTCTTGATAACCACTCATCCATGTCCAGACGTGATTACATGTTTCTTCATAGATATTCATAATCCTCTTTCCTTACGTAATCTGTCTATCTCATCAAATCTATCTAAATTACCTTTTGTGTCTATTTTACGTATCTTCAAGTCATGTTTATCAAAGATTGAATCATAACTCTGATGTCTAGACAATTCTGCTTGTATTGGTCCTGCAATTACCTTCCAATTAAGTGTTTTAGGAGGTAACTGTAGATAGTCTAAATTGGTATACTTTTTATGTGTTTTCATGATTTAGGTACCTTTACTACTATATTCCCCCAAACTCTTACCAGTGAGCTTCTAATGAGCTTGGTGAGGCATTTTAAATGAGATGGAGGATGTCATATTTGTTAGTTCTTCTTCTAGTTGTTTTCTTATCTTTTCTTCGAACTCTTTAGAACGTATTAAATAAGGATCGGTAGATGTAACTACTACATCTCTAGATGTGTAAAAACGTTCTAAAATATCTGCTACTTCTATAGCTTCTTCTTTGGTATAGGTAACAACATCATTATCCCAATAAAGTTCAATAATGTTACCTTTAATTGCGTAGTCAATCATGAATATCTCTTTCTTCCAACATAGGATAATTGTTCTTGTTTTGATGCATTACGTTCTTCTTTAATCTTTCTTAAGTTTTGTAATTCATACAGGTTTCTTTCTCCAGGTTGTCTTTTGTAAGGAATACTAGGCGTATTAGCCATTTCTTCCATCATCTTACTAATATAATTTATTTCCTTTTCTTTGAAAATATCTATTGACATCGTTATTTCTTTCTGTTATAATATGTATTAGGCATAGACGTATGCTAATTATTTGATGAGCTTTAGCTCGTCGTTATTAAAGGATATATATTCAATGGCTACTATCGGACTACCGTTAGACCTTTCAGGCAATAGCCTAATGTCTACTACAAATACAATTAATGCTACCGCTAATCTTACTCTACCAGCAGGAACTAATTCTGTTGTAGTGTTAAATGCACTAGCTGGTTGCACAATTACCCTTCCACCTCCTGCTAAAACTCCTATTGGTACTAGGTATGATTTCTTTGTAGGAGTGGTTAATACCTCTAACACCTACAAGGTTATTACTGATACTACCACTACCTTCTTAGCTGGTGGTGTCTACATGGACAAATCACTTACCGTTACACGGTATGCAGCTAATGGTAGTACTATTCGTTCTATCAATCTAGCTGGGTCTGCTCAAACTACAGGTGGTGGTACAGTCGGTGACTACTTCAAATGTGTGCTCGTCTCTCCCACTCAGTGGCACATTGAAGGTACACTCTCTGCTACTGGCACTCTCGCAACTCCTTTCGCTACTTCATAAGGATAACATATAAATGGCTAAAGGTCAATTAAATAAAGATAAGATGAAGAACAAAGCCAAGAAGGCTAAGAAAGTCATCGATAAAGATAAGGATATGATGTAATCATGGCAAAATATAAGAACAGAGATGTCACTGTTATGGAAGTAACTCCTGACGTCGAATATACTAACACAGTAACAATTACCCACGCAGATGGTTCTAAAGAGGATGTGAAGAAGAGTGAAGTTATGGTCTCTCTTGCTGAAGCAGCCCGCTTGCGGAATGCTACGCTCGGTGGTTCAGATCCAATGCTGCTCCCTAAAGCAGAACGTCCTGTAAAGGGTCCTACTCTAGCAGAAGTTTCTGCTAAAGAAGCTGCTGAGGAAAAGGCAAAGGTTGACGCTGAGAATCATAAACCTCTAATCCCCTTTATGGCTCCTCACAAGGCTAAGTAGATGACTCTATTTCTCTTAGTCTATTGGATTTTAATGATCCTATGGTTCTTTGGATATACATGGTCTAATTGGGGTAATCAGCTAGCTATGGGCACAGGTCTTGTGCAATGGGTGCTATTTCTTCTGTTAGGTATCAAAGTATTTCCAATTCCATTGGGTTAATTCAATGTTCAACGCTATGTTAAAAGAACTTCGTAATGAAGCTTATGCATACGAAACTAAAATCAATACAAAATTAGATAAAATCTTAGAAAGGTTACACAAAATGTCTATTGAACTCGACAATCTAACTGCACAGGTTAAAGCAAACTCTGATTTGCTCGACAGTGCAACTACGCTCATCAACGGTATTGCTGACCGCATTACTGCTGCTGGCGTAGACCCTGCTAAACTAAAGGCTCTTACTGATGAGCTTAAGGCTAAGGATGATGTGCTCGCAGCTGCAGTTGTAGCTAATACTCCTGCTCCTGCTGCGTAATGTTAAATTCTGAAAGAATTTGACGTTCTATGTCTTTTGCAGCAGTAAAAGCAAAGATAGCAAAAAAGGAAGGCGTCTCACGGAAACGTGCAGGCGCCATTCTTGCTGCGTCTTCTAGAAATGCTTCTAGCGTAGCTAAACGAAAGAACCCTAATTTGAAACGTGTTCGTGGTTAAATGATTGAAACTTCAATTAAAACTACTTTCTCCACAGGATTTTGGTTCTATGACTGCTAAACAATTAAGTGGTAGTACGGCTCCTGACGGTTCTAACTACGTTTGTCAAACAAATGGTAATGGAACATTAACGTTAGGTGGAACTAAACAATTAAAAGGTAATACTGCTCCTGATCGTTCAGGTTATATTACACTTACAGATGGAAATGGAAATCTAGTCTAATGACTGCTAAACAACTTAAAGGTCTGTTTGCACCTGATGGATCACAATATGCAACTTTAACTGATGGTGCAGGTAACTTAGCTGCTACTGGAAGTGGACTTACTATAGGTACATCTACAATAACAGGTGGAGCTGATACACAAGTATTGTTTAACAATGCTGGTGTCGTAAGTTCTGACGCCGGTTTAACTAAGGTAGCAGGCTCAACAGGCTTAGTTAGTTTTGGTGGTAGTATAAATTTACCTAATACTGCTGCCGGCCCAATCGGTATTATCAATTTTGCTGGGACTCCATTTCTTCATGATGCAGGAAGCTTCGATAATATTTTCTTAGGGCATAATGCTGGAAATCTTTCAGTAACTGGTACACGAAATGTTATCCTCGGAGAATCGGCAGGAGGAGCTCTTACTTCTGGTGCAAATAACATATTTATAGGTCGTTTTGCTGGTGGGCAAATTACGACTACAGGTAATAACGTAGCTATAGGGACCTCCGCATTATCTTCTGCTATCTCTAATGCTAACTGCGTTGCAGTAGGATTTGGATCAGTAACAGGTTCTGGAAATAATAATACTGGGGTTGGGGCAACGTCTCTTTCAAGTTTAACTACCGGAACCGGTAACGTAGCTATTGGTCAAGGAACAGGGGTAGGAATAACCACAGGTACAAATAATACAATATTAGGAGCTGGTGTCTCAGGTCTTTCTGCAGGTCTTTCAAGTGCCGTTATCTTAGCAGCTAATGGAATTAAAGCAGACTTCGGTAATACTAACGCAGTGACTTGGACATTTGCAGGTCCTGTACGTCCTCAAACATATACGGTAGCTACCTTACCTGCTGCTCCAGGTACAGGTGCTATTGCTGTTATAACAGATCAACTAACTACTGCTGTTGCTAAAGGCGCAGCACCTACAGGGGGCGGCGCAGTGGTTTGTACTGTTATTTATACAGGTGCTAGTTGGGTAGGCATTTAATTGTCTAAACTAGTTTTAAACGACGTGTCAGGCAATATATCAACTATTGCAACTACTATTAACAGTAATAGTGCTGCAACTGAAACAGCATTAGAAAATACTTTATCTAGAGATGGTACATTACCTAATCAAATGATGTCTGATTTAGATATGAATTCTAATCAGATACTTAATCTACCTTTTCCTTCTAGTCCTAACTCTCCTGTAAGATTAATAGATATTGAATCAACAGTAGGTAGTCCAAGTCTTATTACTTTTGATACTTTAGCGCAGTTTAAAGCTACGACGGAATCTATTACATCATCTTATATTAAAGTAAATGCAGTAACAGGTACTTATCCAGCTGCAGATGGTTTAGAAGCAACTCCTTTAACTTATAAAGCTATTACATCTACTCTTGGTTTGTATGGAGAAATTACGGTAGCCGGGCAATTATATGCTCCTATATATTCTACTAATCCAGTGAATATGGGTGAGTTTGGTATAGTACCAGATGCTTCTTTTGCTCAAGGCACTAATTATATAACGGCTACCGCAAATGGTACAACTACGTTAACAACATCTAATACAGCAGGAGTCACTGTTGGTGCTAATATTGCTAATTTAAGTTGGCATTCTTTTGCAGCAGCGGCAGTAGGAAATGCAGGTGTTATACCGATTGGAACTACGGTTATATCTTTTGTTCCTAATGTAAGTATTACGTTATCTAATCCTGTAGTTGCAGCATCAAACTTAGCTTTAATGTGGTGGACAGAATCTTTAACGGGGACAGATAACATCGTTGCCATGCAAGCAGCCATCGACTTTGCTATGCAGAATGGTTACACGGATATAACAATCCCGCTTGGAAAGTACCTCATCAGTGACACACTTCATGCTGGATGGGGGGACGGATTCTATCAAATTCATATTCGCGGCATCGAGCGCATGGCTACCGGGTTCGACACTGGAGTAAATATTTACACGACGAAGACGGATCGTCCATGTCTAAGTTTACAAGGAACCCGATCGGCTAGTGTACAGGGAATTGCGTTCATCGGGAGAATGAAACAGTTCACTGAGTTTGCGCAGGGGTTTTCTCATCTGCTATCTAGCGACCCCCTTGATTGGGTTGATCCCAGATTTGTTCCGACCGGAAACAATCCAGGAGGTTTGCAACTCAGTGCCCCATGGGCTTGTATCACGCAAGATGCTTATTCGGGATCACAGCCGACCATACATTATCCAAATCGAACTTATCCGGCATGGGTCATAGCGAAGGGATATAGCACTCAATACGGCGGCGCATTTAGTTCTAACATACTGATACAGGATTGCTCCATATCTGGGTTTGCTGCGCTCATTGTTTCTGGTATCAATACCGACAGTCAAGGGGACTTCCTGAAGATGAACAGGTTAAGTCTTGAAGCTTGTGCTTACGGAGCTTCAATTGGGAACAATCAGTCGAGAAACGTTCTATTTGAGAATATTGACGCTGCCCGGTATCACACGCTATTTTCTGGAACCAACTTAGGCAAGCAGGATGGAGAGATCGTTGGTCCTCTCGACAACATATCAGGCGGAAACGCTTATCAGTTTTTCGACTTCACCAGCTTGGCTATCACCGGCACACTAACGATCAAGAATCTCTATTGTGAAGATCAGATTAGAATTGGGAACATGATCGGAGGAACATCGATTCCAGGAACGATAATATTCAAGGGAGGGTTCATTGATTGTCAAACAATATCAGGAAGGCTCCCGGCATCCCTGCTAACAATGGGGCAATTTGGGCAAGTGGTATTCGATGGGACAACGATAGACTATACCTATCGTATAGCTAATATAGCGAATGGTGGTGGCGTACTAAAGCTGATGGCGGGTGGCTGGAATCTTGCCAACGTAAATCCGTCCACAGTTGCCCAGCAGAGGGCCATTAATTATTGTGGCGGGTTCTTAGCTGGAACGTCTCGTTTCAATGCGCTTGGGAGGAACAACTTTAAGGTAGATATGGCAAATATGTCGTATTACCCGACATTGAATGCCGGAATCACCAACCTGTATCATGACGACGAGATAAAGTTTCTCTCGTCAGCCGGAGCACTTAACCGCTCTCCTATGACGCAAGCAGCAAAGAGGTACGTGGATCAACAGCATCGTCAATGGCGAATGACGGTTCCCCCGGAAGTGACGATATCAATCACTCCCGGCTATTCCAATGATGTCATGACATTCAGTTATGCGTCTGGGTTGCAGACTAATGTCAATGTCATGTATAACTTGACTGTCGGCGACATGCTGTATCACCCGCCCACCGGAACTATATTCGTCATTACAGCCATTGGGTCGGTATCTGGAGGGTTTTACCCTATAACGACTCAGCAACAGAATAACATCACAGTAGATTCTTCCAATAATTTCCAGTCTCAAAATAATACTGATACTACGTTGGTTGGAGGCGTCATCATCGTCAAGACCGAGGCGGTAATTCCTGCGACCCTTGAATATGCAACTTTCGCTTCTGGAAGTGGTAATTTGACGAACATTAGCGATGGTACGGGAACATCTAGTATGGCTGGAGATTATGTCAATGGTGATTATTTCTTTGGGGTTCCTAATCCCGCTGAAACATACCGCCAATGGCCGGTGACAGCGGGTTCGACGATTTCTGCTATCGTGGATGGCACTCCTGGGACTGCTACGTTGAGCGCTAACGCTATTGTGTCTGGACGATTCCCTCTTTTTCCTTATGAGTTATACTAATGTTTAATGAACAAGATAAACAAAATTTAATAGCATGTATTGATTTAGCGATTAAACATGAAGGTTTAAAAGGGGCGTCCGTCCTTTTAGCGTTAGCACAAAAAGTACAAGAATTGAAAATTGAATAATGATCGTATGGGAAATATCGTTAGGTAGTCTACTTACTATCTTTACTATTTTATTTGCAGGATTAGGGTTTTATTTTCAGACTTTATATGACTCTAAAAGATTTAAAGTAGATATCAGTGAAATAAAGACTGATTTAAGAGTTTTAAATAAAGTAATCGCAGATTTAGCCGTTCAGACAAGTAGATTAGATAACCAAGCAGAAAGACTTAACAGATTAGACGCCCGATTAGATGAATTGCGACATGGAAAAGGTTTTGTCCAATGAGACTTTGTTCACATTAATTCAAGAAGCTGAGAAACGTAATACTCAACGTTTTGATGCTCAGCAAGAAGCTGTTGCAGTTGCAATGCTCGCACAAGAGAAAGCTGTATTAGCTGCTATGGCTGCTGCTGAAAAAGCAGTAACTAAAGCAGAAATAGCTTCAGAGAAACGTTTTGAATCAGTTAATGAGTTTCGTAAAGCTTTATCTGATCAAACAGCTACTTTTATCACACGTATTGAATTTTCGCTTATGTCAGATAAGTTAAATGTTGTGGATAAAATTGTAGGTGAACTGAGAGAACATCGAAGTACTGGAAGTGATATACTAGGACGTTTATTGTCTATCGCAGCAATTGTAATATCAGCATCTACTTTAATATTTTTAATATTTAGGCATGTATAAGTATGGCAAGACCCAAGAAGACCGTTCTTGAGGCACAACGTAGTGAAACTAGATTAAGATGTGAATTAGATTTCATCTTCTTTATTAATACAATCGCACCTAAACGCCTATTAGGTTCTATACACATCGAGATATGTAAGTGGTTAAGTGCATCTAATGCTTGCTCTTATCAGTTACTTCTTCTTCCTAGAGATCATATGAAGAGTGCATTAGCAGCTTTCTTTGTCTCTTGGTTGATCACTAAAGATCCTACACTTAGGGTGCTCTATATCTCTTCTACTTCGTTGCTCGCTACTAAGCAGTTGAAGTTTATTAAAGATATAATTACTTCTACTAACTATCGTCTACTTTGGCCAGAGATGGTGAACAAAGAAGAAGCTAAGAGGGAGAAATGGACTGAAAGAGAAATATCAGTTGATGATCCTAGACGTGCTGCTGAGTCTATTCGCGATCCTACCATTATTACTGCTGGTCTTACTACAAATATCGTGGGTCTTCATGCCGACGTAATTGTATTCGATGACGGTGTAACAGCGGCTAACGCTTATACCGAAGAAGGTAGAGAAAAGACTAGAGAACAGTACGGTTATCTGTCTTCTGTGCAGAGCACACATCCCAGAATATTAGTAGTTGGTACGCGTTACCATCCTAAAGATTTATATCCTTCCTTAAAGGAAATGACGGTAGATGAACATAATGAATTTGGTGAAGTCATTTCTCGACGCTCACTCTATGACGTTAAAGAATACCCGGTCGAATCCATCGGTGACGGAACTGGTGAGTTTATTTGGCCGCGTCAACAAAGAGCGGACGGACAGTGGTTTGGATTTGACCAAAAAGTCTTGGCTGAAAAGCGAGCACAGTATATTAACCAAACTCACTTCAGAGCCCAATACTACAACGATCCTCACGACGTCGATTCGTCCCCTATCGGGAAAGATCTCTTCCAATACTACGAACCCGGCCATCTTAGTGTTAGAGATGGAAGATGGTTCTTTAAAGGAAACCGTCTTAACCTCATTGCAGCGGTTGATTTTGCATATACCACAGGAGTCCGAAGCGATTATACATCTATCGTCGTTGTCGGAGCAGATGGACAACTTAACTACTACATCTTAGAGATTGAAAGATTTAAAACTAGTAAAATCTCAGAAGTTTATAATCGTCTTTTCAAGATGTACGAGAAGTGGGGTTTTAGAAAGTTAATGGCTGAGACTACTGCTGGCCAGAGAATGATCGTAGAGGACATACGTGACAACTATATCAGACCAGCCGGGCTTTCCTTGCAGGTGGAAGAATACTCCCCAACCCGTTTCGAAGGCTCAAAGAACGAGCGGATTATGGCAGTCTTGGAACCCCGTTACCACAATCGTCAGATCTGGCATTACCCGGGCGGCAATTGTCAAGTGCTCGAAGAGGAACTCATCTATCAGAATTCCCAACACGATGACTGCAAAGACGCCTTGGCCTGTGCCGTCAAGAATGTCCTTGCACCAATGACACTTAATCAACATAAAACAATTACACCAACACTAACTTACCATTCACGCTTTGGAGGCGTTGTATAACATGGCAGATTACAAAGGCTACGGTGCGGACTTAGAAGGTCCTTACATGCCTAATTACAGTAAACAACCTTCAGGAAACCTAAGCATTAGACCTAGTTTACCTGTGGGAGCTACTGATACACATGAGTCTACTTACAGTACTTACAAACAAGGCAGGGATGCTAAGAATATTTCAAGAGCGGTACGGCCAGAACTGACTGAAGAATAATGACTGGCACCGTACTAGGTCTTGAGAATGTAGAAGGTTCTACACAGAATACAGGGTTTATTGTCCCTGATCGGCTTGCTATTAGATTAACAGAGAAGTTTGTACAATGGAACATTTTAAGACAACGGAAAGTGAACGACTGGGAAGAGATACGTCGTTACATATTCGCAACGGATACGACTCAGACGTCCAACGCTACTCTTCCGTGGAAGAACAAAACGACGGTCCCCAAATCGTGTCAGATCCGGGACAACCTACTCGCGAACTACATCGCTACATTATTTCCCCAACGTAATAATATCTACTGGGAAGCTAACGAACTCGATAGCGCACAACCAGCTAAACGTGATGCGATTGAAGCATACATTGGTTGGGCGATAGATCAACCTCATTTCATTACTGAAATGGAGAAGATTATTGCGGACTACATCGACTTTGGTAACTGCTTTGCTACGGTAGAATGGGTTGATTCTAGAGCTGAACAGATTCCAGGAGTAACCCAAACAGGATTTATTGGTCCTGCGATTAAACGTATTAGTCCGCTCGATATGGTGATGAATCCTACTGCAGAGAGTTTCTACCGGTCTCCTAAATTTGTACGTTCGATGGTATCTTTAGGTGAACTTAAAGAATATCTACAACGAGAATCTACCGATGATAATCGCCAAGAGATGGAAGAACTTTTCAACTACCTTAAGAACTTAAGATTTAAGGCTAGGGAGTTTCAAGGAGAATGGGCTCAACGTGATCGCCTTTATGCTATGGACGGCTTTACTAGCTTTCGTAATTACTTGCTTAGTGATTATTGCGAAGTCATAACTTTTTACGGAGATTGGTATGATTACGTTAATGATGAATTTCAGAAAAACAGGATCATTACAGTCGTTGATCGGCATAAGCTTATTGGGAATCGTCCAAATCCTTCTCTTTATAGCTATCCTCCTATCTATCATGTCCCATGGAGACGTAAACAAGACAATCTTTGGGGTATGGGTCCTCTCGATAATCTTATTGGTATGCAGTACCGTATGGATCATGTTGAGAATCTCAAAGCCGATGTATGGGACTTTACAGCTTTCCCAGTCCAAAAGATCAAAGGTTTCGTAGATGACTTTACCTGGCAACCAGGTGAAAAGATTTATGTAACTGAAGAAGGTGACGTAGATATAGTCTCTCCTGACGTTAATGCGCTCAATGCTAATTTAGAGTTAGACCGTATTGAACGTCTTATGGAAGAAATGGCCGGCGCTCCAAGAGAAGCAATGGGATTTAGGTCTCCTGGTGAAAAAACAAAATACGAAGTTCAGCGTTTAGAGAATGCTGCAGCTCGTTTATTCCAGAATAAGATTAAGCAATTTGAAGTGCAACTAGTAGAGCCACTACTTAATGCAATGCTCGAATTAGCACGGCGTAATCTTACTGGAGTACAAACTATCCAGATATTCGACAATCCAGGTCAAGGAGTAATATTTCAAGAACTGACTGTCGATGATATTACCGGTATAGGCCGAATCAAACCGATTGCTGCACGACATTTTGCTGAACAAGCAGAGTTAGTACAGAACTTAACTTCCCTTGCAGGAAGCCAATTATGGCCGATCGTTCAGCCACACTTTAGTGGTGTCGGACTTGCGAAGATGTTCGAAACCACGTTTAACATGAAAGACTACCACCTAGTCACACCTAATATTGCACTAGCAGAACAAGCAGAGATGCAGCAACTCTCCCACTCTATGGAAGAGCAGACGCATAAGATGATTGGTACTCCTACGGGTATGGGCGATGACTTTGACATCCCACCTGGGTCACCTGTTCCACAGATGGCTCAACAACAGCAGCAACAGCTACAACCACCACAGGGTTAATCTAGACCGATGATTACAAAGTGGACACAACACCTTAAAGAACCTAAAGATCAAGAGGATTTTAAGGAAAGTATTTATAGAGCACGACATGTCTTAGATAGACTTAGAGCGATATGCGACGAGTTCGAAAGCGCCGTAGAACGTTCTGAGCAGTCTCCTAAGATATATGATTGCTCTAATTGGGCTTATCTACAAGCTCATTATAACGGCTTTAAACAGTGTCTGTCTCAATTCAAAAGTCTCCTAGACCATAGAGAGGAAGAAAACAATGGACGACCTGTTCCACATACAAGACCCCAATTCCCAACTACCACAAATAGACCCGAATAAGAATTATCTTAACGAGTATGTGGGAGAAGGAAAGAAATTTAAAACAGTAGAAGACTTAGCTAAATCTAAGTTCCATGCTGATACTTACATACCACTTCTAGAGCGACGTTTAGACCAGTACGAAGCAGATAGAGCGGCGATGAAGAAAGAGATCGATACTCGGCAAAGTATCGAGGAGATTGTAAAAGATCTTATGAATAAACAAACTACTACCACTCAGCCACTTACCCAGGAGAGCAAAGTAGAGTCTGTTAAGATTGCCCCGACACTAGATCCAACCAAGATCGACGAACTAGTATCCACTAAGATCAACGAGTGGGATATACAGAAACGTCAGACTGCGAATGTCGCAGAAGTGCGCGGTAAGCTTAAAGAACGTTTTGGTGAAAGATTCCCTGACGTGCTTAAAGCAAAAGCAGATGAACTGGGAGTTTCTCCTTCGTTCTTGAATAACCTTGCTAAAGATCATCCTTCTGTTTTGTATAAAACCTTAGGTCTTGATCAGAATGTACAGGCGACTAATATCAATCCTCTTACTACTACAACGCGCTTTGCGCCTCAAGGTGAGAAGAAACGTACTTGGTCTTATTATCAAGAAATGAAGAAGACTGATCCAGACACCTACAACAATCCACGAACTGCTTTGCAGATGCAACGTGATGCTATTGAGTTAGGAGATACCTTTCAAGATGGTGATTATCACAAAGACTTTAGCAGAGCATTTCATTTAACTCCAAACTAATTCCAAAAGGAATAATTTAACAATGGCTAGTGGTTTTACTACACTTACGAACGAACATTTGATTCGTTCCAACGTGTGGGAACGACAACTTAAAGAGCTGTTGCTCGATGACCTGAATGCGACTAAGTTTGTGCGCATGATTCCCGACTTTACGGATGGCACTACGTTGAACATCCCGTCGCTCGGTGAAGCTGAGACTGCTGACTTTGCAGAAGGTAATGCGATTAAGTATAACAAGATGGATACCGGTAATTTTACTTTTACCATCGACCAGTATATTTATTCTGCTAACTCCATTTCTGCTAAGTTTAAGCGTGATTCTTGGTACTCCCAAGAAGTTATGGCTGCTTTCGTTCCGCGACAGCACCGTGCTTTGATGGAACGTATCGAAGCTCGTATTCTCAGCCGTGGTAATGCCGGACAAACTGCTTCTTCGTTGAATGCCATTAACGGTGGCAATCATCGTTGGGTTGGTTCAGGAACTTCGAACTCTATTGCTCTTCAAGATTTTGCTAAGGCACAGTTCTCGCTTCAACGCGCGAATGTTCCTCTGCGCAATCTCTGTGCGGTGGTCGATCCTTCCGTTGCTTACACTCTCCAAACTCAGACTAACCTCGTCAATCTTTTGACTCCCAACTCTCGTTGGCAGCCGATCGTAAATAACAGTGCAATGACTGGCTTTCAGTTTATGTATAACATTTACGGTTTTGACGTCTATGTCTCTAACTATCTGCCGCGTGGTATATCGGAAACGGTAAACTCTGTGGCAATCACAAATGGTGTTGCTAATCAGCTCTTCAGTGCAGCTGCTGGCGATATCATGCCCTTCGTCGGTTGTTTCCGTCAAATGCCTACTGTCTACTCGGAGTTCAATAAAGACCTCCAGCAAGAAGAGTATCTGACGATTACTGAATATGGTTACAAGCTTTATCGGCCTGAGAACTATGTCCAGATTATGACCGACACCACCATCGTCACCTAAGGAGGTACTCATATGACTGCTCTCGCAACTATTACGGGTACACAGAACTTCTTGGATAACGATGGCTTGCTCCGGAAGTACGGTACGGATAAAACTGTTCCCACTTCTGCTGGTGAATATCGCATGCCCGGTGAACTTCGTGAGATTGAGTTTATGCTCGATATCTCGAAGCTGACGACTACGGACCAAATCATTAACGACCAAGTGTTCTTTCCGAAGACTGCTTGGGTTGAAAAGGTTGTGATTGACGTTCAGGTCGCAGGTGCAACGATCACTGCTCTGAACATTGGACTTACGTCTACTGCACGTGACAGTGCTACGACTACTTCCAACGCTTTCTTGGATGCAGAGGTTGTTGCTACGCTTGCGCTCGGTAAGATCATTACTTATGATGCAACCACTACTCACCATGGTGTTGCGCTAGGTACTGCTCTTTCTACGAACGCTCCTGGCTACATCACTGCAAACATTACTGGTTCGACTGGTACTGGCCTTCTGAAGGTTCGTATCTTCTATCGTTCTAGCACTGTTACTACCCAATAATGAGTGGGGGAGGCAACTCCCCCATCATTTAAGGAAAACAATGGCAAAAATTACGCTTACGCACTTAACTAATCTTCAGAATGAAAACACAGCGGTATCTACTGTCAACGCTAATACTGATACAATTGTTTCTAGTTTTGATAATACTCTATCTAGGGATGGTACTACTCCTAACCAGATGATGAATAATCTGGATATGAATAGTAACCAGATTTATAATTTACCTAGTCCAGGATCAGCTACATCTCCTGCTCGTCTTCAAGATGTTACGGGCTCTGTGATCATTTCTTCTGTTCCTCCTACCGGTACATCCGGTGCAGTTGTAGGATTTCTAAATGGAAACAATACCTATTCTGGAAATGATGTTTTTAGCGGTAATAATACTTTTACTGGCACCAATACTTTTACTAATGCTGCTCCTATCACCGTGGGCGCTAATAGTGGCAATAATGGTCTTATTAATTTTAAAGGGAGTACGAGCGGTACAACGGTGGTTCAAGCCACAGCAGCCGCTTCCGGAACACTTACCTTACCTGCTGCTACGGATACATTAATCGGTAAAGCTACAACCGATACATTAACTAATAAAACTTTAGATACAGCGGGGACTGGAAATGTTTTTAAGATCAACGGTACTAGCATTAGTGCTATTACTGGCACTGGCAGTGTTGTGCTCGCTACCAGTCCTACTCTTGTTACTCCTAACATAGGTGTTGCTACAGGTACTTCTTTAGCTGCTACAGGTTTAATTAAATCTTCAGGAACAGCTGGTATAGGTTATGCAACAGGTGCTGGCGGTACGGTTACTCAAGGAACTAGCAAATCTACAGGTGTAACGCTTAATACTATAACTGGACAAATTACTACAAATAATGCTTCGCTTGCGGCTAATACTGGAGTATCTTTTGTTTTAACAAATTCTACTATTGCTGCTACTGACATGGTATTAACTAACATTATCAGTGGTGCAACTAACCCTGGTAAGTATACTATTACCACTGCACCAGCAGGCGGTTCAGTTACTGTAACTATTTATAATACTTCTGCTGGAGCTTTAGTAGAAGCTTTGGTTATTCAATTTATCGTATTAAAGGCAGTAACAGCATAATGACACTAATTCAAAAGAACCAAGAACGTTGGGATAATATGCATATCACTCCTTCTCGTGTAGATGGTCTTGCTAATGTTGCTAAACGTTTAATTAACCCTAGTGCTAAAGAACGTTATCAACAGATTGAAGCTACTACAGGTGTTCCTTGGTTTATAATCGCTGTGATACATGAACGTGAAGCTTCTCAGAACTTTAACAGACAATTAGCGCAAGGCGATCCGCTCAATAAAGTATCTACTCATGTTCCAAAAGGGCGCGGACCCTTTCTTAATCATCCTAACGATCCTCCTGGTCACGATGCTTTTTATCGTGGCGCTTTAGATGCGTTGATTGATTGTCCTCCACATGCTTCTAAGTGGAAGGATTGGTCTCCTGGTGGAGCTTTAACTTTACTTGAAGAATACAACGGTCTTGGTTACGCTAATAAAGGTCTACCAAGTCCTTATGTCTGGTCAGGTACTAATCAGTATACTTCAGGTAAATATATCAGAGATGGTGTTTTTAGCGCAACAGCAGTCGATACCCAAGAAGGATGTGCTCCGCTCATAAAGATTATGATGCAATTAGACCCAACTATAAAGTTTGGGACACCTACTACTATTCCACCTATTATTCTACCTACAAAGGAAACTTATATGTTAAATTGGAAAACTACATTTGCTGGTATTACAGCAATTCTATCGTCTATTGGAATGCTCTTCACTACTGGTAAATTCGATATATCTCAGCTAAGCACGGTTCTTCCTGGCATTCTTGCTGGTCTAGGTCTGCTCTTCGCTAAAGATTCTGACGTGCACTCTACGCCTGCTGAAGTTAAGAAAGCTGGTGTTGTTGCTGATCTAACTACTGCTTCTAAGTAAGTGAGCGCAGCTTTAATAGCTTTCATTATTGAAACGGTATTGCCGTACGTTCTTCGGAATTTACCGGCAATACTTAGTTTCATCGCAACTATTAACCCTCAAGCCCATGAACAGATTGTGAATACTGTTAAGAGTCATTCCAAAGACCAGGGGCCTGATTTTGATTGGCATAGTGGTCCATAATGTATACTGAAGATCACGACGAATTACCTCATCCCTCTCCGGGACCTGGTGAACCTGAATATAAACATTCAGGAACTCAGCTTGCGATGGATTCTCCTTCCATAGTTCCTAGTCAAACAGCTCTTCAAGAAGGTAATGATGCTTATCTTCAAAAAGGTAAAGATGCTTTAACTAAAGGTGCTTTAGGCATGTTTAAATATTTTGGCCCGTATTTAAGAAAACCGGATACAAGATAATGAGCATGACTCTTCTTGATATGGTACAAAACATCTTATCTGATTTAGATTCAGATGAGGTGAATTCCATATCTGATACTACCGAGTCTTTACAGATAGCTAATATCATTAAGACTAAGTATAATGATATTGTCTCACGGAGTTCTATGCCTGAGCATACTAAGCTTATACAGCTTACGGCTTCAGGAGATAATACTAAACCAGTGTTGATGTATGCGCCTGCAGGTACTAACGAGATATCTTGGATTAAGTATTACAACGCTGATCCTTCATTAGCAGTTAATGAATTTGAATACGTAAACATCGTACCTGTGGAACAGTTTTTGTCCACAGTAAATCAAATGAATACGGCAGATTCTAACGTAGGTACTTGGGTATTTAACGAACCTCCGTATAACTTTAATCTAAGGTTCTTTAACGATAAACAACCACAGTCTTGCTGCATACTAGAGAATTATTTCATACTTTTCGATATGTATAATTCAACGGTAGATACTACTCTTCAGACTAGTAATACGATGGCATATGCACAGCTAATGCCTCCGTTTAGTTTAGTTGATACGTTTGTTCCAGACTTGGACGATAGTTCTTTTGCGTTACTGTTAGCAGAGTCAAAGGCTAATGCTTTTGTTACTCTTAAACAAACCGTTAATCCTAAGATTGAGCAAGAGACTAAGCGTCAATGGTCTTCTGTACAAAAGAATAAAGGGTTATTTAATGCTCCTACATACTTCGATGCTCTGCCTCATTTTGGAAGGAAATAGTTGAGGTACTAACGTACTTCAAACCTAAAGGTTTAAAATGGCTTCTCTATTTCATAATTCTACCTCTAAAGATCATTCTAAAGTTATGCATAACGATGTACGTACGATAACTTTTCAGATAATGGATGATAAAAAGCCTACGTCTTCTACTGGTATAGTTGATCCACGTCTTTATAAAGGTGGTAATAAATTATACGCTACTAGAGGTGATGATTTCCTTTGGTATGTAAAGTACGACAAAGGTGCTATTCCTCCTGCGCTACAGCAGAAGTGGACACACTTTCCACGTATGGTTGATGATATTACTGGTTACTTTAACACACGTAATGTTGCTATTAAACAGATTGAGGATTAATTGCCATCCCTCAGAATAATTCACTACAAGTACAAAATAACTTTGTCGGAGGACTTAAAACTGAGTTCACTGGATTAAACTTTCCAGAGAATGCAGTAACTTCGACAGATAATTGCGTTTACTCCGTCATTGGGGACGTCACTCGCCGTGGTGGCATAGATTACGAAAGTAACTTTCAACTCAATGCGATCGGAGTCGCCGCTGCGGCTAAGTCTTCTTTTAAGTGGGAGAACGTAGGCGGCGATGGTTCAACACAGATGGTAGTCCAACAGATTGGGTCTACTCTGTATTTCTATAAATCTTCAGCCGCAACTACAGCTAATCCGTTATCTAAACAAATATTAGCTTCTACAATTTCTATTACGCCGTTCCTGGTATCAGGTAGTTCTGCTGATCCCTCTCAGCTAGAGTGTACCTATGCTTCAGGCAACGGCTATTTGTTTGTGTTTAATCCTGCTTGTGAACCATTCTACATATCGTTCGATGGCGTATCTACGATGACTGCTGCTGCGATTACTGTGCAAGTCAGAGACTTTATCGGTATACCTGAAACAACTGCTTTTAACTTTCAACCTGTTAGTTTAACTACCGATCATAATTATAATCTAATTAATCAAGGTTGGGGTCAGTCTTTTGTGATACCTTTAGCGGTAGGTCAAGTAACTACTTACGCAGGTTCAGGCACATTTACTTTTAATACTGGTAGTGTAGATCCTACTAATTATGCTATTCCTACTGGTGCATCTGCGCTTAAGGTTGTAGTATCTGATCCTAAAGACTTTTCACCAGTACCTTATATGTTAGGTACTTTGGTATCTATGACGTCTAATAGTATTACGATTACGATGACTTCAACGTCTTCTGGTAGTCCAGGTGCGCTCACCTCTTTTATAGCTTGGAACATTACTGTAGCTACTGATTATATTGGTACGTACTTTACAGCTATTAATGCTTATCCATCTAACTCGGAACAGTGGTGGCAGTATCGTTCTACTAACGTAAACCAAGCCTCTCCTGATGGTACGTTTAAACCTTCAGCGACTAAAGGTTATGTTGTGCTCAATAATAACCAAGCTCCACAAGGTTCTGTAATACTTAGTGCTTTTAATCAAGATAGAGGAACAGCTTCACATCTTAGTGGCATCACAACTGTATCTACTTTAAATAGACCTACTAACGGCTGTTGGTTTCAAGGACGTGTATGGTTTTCAGGTGTAAATGCTTCACAACAAGCTTCAGGAGATATGCCATTTGTTACTTGGACAGAGAACATTTACTTTAGTCAAATCGTAACACGTGTTGAACAATTTGGTAGGTGTTATCAAAAGAATGATCCTACTTCCCCAGACTTCTTTGATTTACTTCCGGATGACGGTGGTGTGATTACTATTCAAGGTAGTGGTCAGATATATAAACTAGTTCCTGTGCAGAATGGTTTAATGGTATTTGCAGCTAACGGCTGTTGGTTTATCACAGGTTCACAAGGTATAGGTTTTGCTCCTAATGACTACACTATCACGCAGATATCCGGCATACGCAGCAACTCCGAGACATCTTTTATCGACGTCCTGGGGTGGCCGGTCTTTTGGAACGAGGAGGGAATTTACTCCGTCACTCCCAGTAGGCAAGGAGGAGGCATTGAAGTCAACAATCTCGTTATCGGGACGATCGCATCCTACTATAGCGCTATACCCTTGGTATCGAAGAAATTCGCTAGGGGAACCTACAATCCCTTAGATTATACTATGCAGTGGGTATTTAGGAGTACAGTTGAGAGTAATATAACAGAGAGATATCAATATGACTCAATCCTTGTCTTCAACACAGCGAATAAAGCGTTCTACGTCCACACCGTTTCCGGCACTACTCGAATACATGATTGTATATATGTTAGTTCTCCTGGCAATAGTAATGCTCCTGAGCCCATTATAAAATACATCGTTTCTGCGAGCACCAATATGACATTTGCAGAAGAGAACGATTTTACTAATTACGTAGACTTTAACAGCGGCACACCAGTGAACTTTGTTTCAACCTTCACGACTGGGTACATGCTCCATGGTAAAGCTGCGATGAAGTTCCAAGTGCCATATGTCTTTATGTTCCTGAACTCAAATGATGGCTCTTACAAGATCAATGGCCTTTGGAACTATTCTGCTACCGGTAACTCAGGTAAGTGGACGAACACTCAAGTATTTACATTGACTGATAATCAGTATGATAAGATGTATAACAGAGTAAGAATTAGAGGTAGAGGTAATGCTCTACAGATTAAGATAACTTCAGAAGATGGACAACCATTTGATTTCAGTGGTTGGGCACTCTACGAGAATATAAATACGAGTATATAAATGTTTCCAGGTATGGGAGAATACGGTTTAGCTGGTCAAAGCGTTGGGTTAGTTGCCCAAGGCGTAGGGGCTTATATGGGCTACCAAGCTCAACAAGGTATCAGCCAAGCTAATCAAAACATAGCTAAAGACCAACAAGCGATTAACGAGCAGAACTTAATTCAAATGAAGCTCAATGCTCGTCGTGCTCAGATGGAAGTATTGCGCAATAACCAGCGTGCACGTTCAATGGCCTTGTCTTCTGCAACTGGACAAGGTGCTCAGTTTGGTAGTGGTTTGTCTGGAGGCTACGGACAGATTGCAGGTACGGCTGGTACAAATCTACTTGGAATTAATCAGAACCTTAAGATCGGTGAGACTATCTCTACGTATAATCAAGATATAACTAATCAACAACTTGCGGTGTCTAAGTATCAATCACAAGCATCTACTGCTCAAGGTATAAGCAGTCTTGGTTCAGGAGCATTTAGCTTAGGTCAGGGGCTAACGTCTTATGGTACTCCATCTAAATATAATCCAGGAGCGGCTACCGGCTAATGTACTCTCCTCTTGATCAAACTCCTCCTGAGGATAACTCTCCTCTTACTTTACCTACGACTCCGAACATTCCTATGTCTCCGGAAACTGCTTCTCCATTGGCAGGTAAAGTATCGTGGGCGTTTGATAAACCTTACAACGATGTTTATGATGCTTTGATTAGAGGACAAGAAGATCCTTTGCGTGCTAATCTAGCTGCAGAGGAATCGAGTAATCAGCTATCTAACATCGGAGATATTATACGTAAGGCACGTTCTTATATAACTCCTACTGCACTAACTCAATTAACTGCTCCTAAAGATCCTAGAGATATCTTTGAGAAGAAGTTTGCTGAGAAGTCTATCAATAGTCTAACTGACTATAAAGAAGATGATGTTGATGAGAAACCTACTGCGATACTAGATGCTGCGCGTGAAGATCCTGCTGGTCTAGCAGAAGATACTGCTGCCGGTAAGAGTATTGCATATAGACGTCAACTACTTGAGACTGGATTACAAGATGCCCAAGATACTTATAAACATCAAGGTTATTTCAGTTGGGGATTAGATCTTGCTAAACAGTTAACTCAGATTTATCCAGAAGCTAAACTCAGAGGTAATATACCTGGAGTAGGTGCATTTGAAGGTGGATTACTTGGTGAAAACTTAGAGAAGCAACGTGTTGGTTTGCTCAGTATTCCAGATGATGAAGAGTTTAAGAATACTTACTTAAACATTCTTAATAAGCTTAAACAAGATAATCCGTCTATGGCAGTAGCATTTGCTCAAGCTATGTACGGGCAGTCTTTGTCAGATCGTTACATTAATAACGCTATGACTGCTATAGGCGCTCTAGATATTAAATCTGGCTTCTTAATTGGTAAAGGAATAGCTGGTAGAGTTGCAGCTCGTCGTGCGCTGACGGATATTATAAACAGGGGTGCAGATGAGGCTGCTAAGGGTTTAGATGCTGTAGCGCCTTCTATTGCGACTGCAGAGGCATCTGGACACGTAGGAGATGCTGCGCTACAACAAACTGTCAATAGGATTCTCGATCAAGAAGCTACTAGGATAACTCCTGAGCGTACTGCGCTTGAAGGTCTTATGAGTATTATGAAACAGGGTAAGAACCTTGCTTTGGATAATACTCCTGAAAGAGTACGAGCAGTAATCACAGGAATGCGTAAGACATTAGAATTTAACGCAGCTTCTAAAGATCCTGCGATAATCGAAGAGATGAAAGTTTTACAGACGCACCTAGATGAGTTTACTAAAGATAATGAATTAGCTGCTAAACATCCTGAAGTAGCACGTGAGATATTCGCTAGATTAAGTGAACAGTATGATAATACTACCGGAGCATTTATTGAAGCTCGCCTTAATCTTCAAAACGTATTGCGCATTGGTAATGCGTTAGCTAATCGTAAAGTATTAGAACAAGTATGGAAAGAGATTAAAGGACGCACTCAAGGTCTTTCTGACAATGTAATCGATCAAACCATTCCTAAGTTTAATCCTATTACTCAAAACCATGAAGTTACAACTATCTTTGGACGTAATTCTGCTGAGCTATTTAATAACGATGCAGAAGCTATTGGTACAGTAGAAAAGCACGGTTTGCGTGTAACTATGATTGATGGTGTTCCTGTTGAAGGAGTTAAGCCTGGTGAGTCAGGGGTATCTATTGGTAGTGTAGGTGGCAAGTATTATGCTGCTATATCTAGACCGATTAATGAAATAGAACATTACATCAGAGATGCTGTTGTTGAGACAGAAGAATCTAAAGCAGGTAACCACGGTATTCTTAACTCTTGGGGGTTAGGTTGGGGGCGTACACCTGATGAAGTATTACCTCAATTAGAGAACATGAACCGTAAGATTGCGATCTACGGTCCTGCTGCTCTACGTGATGTATTAGAAAGATATATAGCATCTAAGGTTGACTTAGCTAGAGCTAGATTACGTGGTAAGAATCTATTTGAAGTATTCAATAACCTTGGTAAAGGTTCACAATTTCAGCGAATGCTCGATCATCTACAAAGAGCTATTAATCCTGAGACTGGTAAACCTGGAATAGAGTTTAAGACTCCTCAAGAAGTGTATTCATTCTATATGACTAATTACGGTCGTATGCCTGATCCAATCGAATATGAAGCATACTTTGCTGCTAAGCACGGTATGGATATGGATCTATCCTTCCGTAACATGATGGTAGTTAAGAACATCGCTCGTCTTGGTGGTGAAGAACATCGTATTAGTGTTTATAACGGTAGGGCTCCTGAAGGACGAGACAAGTCTAAATGGTTTGTCGGTATGACTGTTAAACCTGAAGGTGAACTACTTCCTGCAATTCCTGAAGGAACTACTAATCCTAAAATAGACCGTAAGTTAACTGATCCTGGTCTTAATGTTCAATACAAAGAAGTAGAGTTTGGTGGTAAGAAGTATACTGCTGCGTTTAGTGGTGGTAGGAAAGCTGACGTACGTCTTGGTATACCTAATGATGCTCCGATAGCACATGTAGGTGACAATACCGGTGAATTAAACATTACATCTGCCCAGAGCTTTGCTCAGTCTAGAGTTGGTAAGGATATTATTCCTAAGTTACAGACTGGTGAGTATAAGTTAATTAAACTTTACAACGTTCATCAGAATGATTTGAATGGGTTTAACGGTATCGGTAACGAACGTATTCAATACGTGATCACTAGAAATCATGAAGTACGTCCGGTGTCTTTTCAACAAATACCTAGACAACCTGGGTTTCATATTCAGTATGATCATCCGTTCTATATGAAGCAAGCGGATATTAGAAAAAGTATAGTTGGTCCTGATGAATACCATTGGTATGAAGGCGACAATACTGCGTTTCTTCTTCAGAATAGATTGATGGGTGAAGACCTCGCAAAGGTTATGAATGAAGTACGTGGTCATATAGCTGGTGGAAGAGAAGCAGAGGCTGAAGCAGCTGCTGCTAAGTTACCTATTGGATATAAAGAACTACGTAGTTGGTTTAGTGAATCTAGAGGACCTGGTGGTGAAATAATACGTCCTAGGTTTAATCTTACGGAAGATTTTAAAGTTATTCCTAAGAATACAACCATTATGGATTTCGATAGAACCTTAGCTGATAAATATAAACTTTATAATTTCAGAGACGGTACGCGCACAGGTTCTCCTGCACGTCAGTTTCAAATAGAATTCTCTGGTCAACGTGATGCCCGTGATGTGATGGAGATTAGCAATAAAGGTACTCGGTATAATCCTGAGTATAGTTACGATCCAGCGCAGCCGATGGATCCTATCACGAGTATGAATAGAGCATTAACTAACATCACAAACTCAGTCTTTATGGATGACGTTAAGATATCTTCGATGGAGAACTGGCTACGTCGTCATAAAGATGTATTAGAGGTTGAAGGTAATGCTGATTTGATGAGTGCGCCATTCTACCATTTTAATACAGCTAAGGTTAGTAAAGGTCAACCTAAGCGTATCCAGTCACAGATTGAAGCTGAGCGCTGGATGATTAAACAGTTTAACGGTACTCCTTCTGTTTGGGATACTACATTAGCGTCTATTCAAGATAAATTGATGGATGACATCTACGGAGCAGGAGGATGGAATACTAAATATGCTGCAGCTACCGTAGGTAAATGGGGAGTAGCCCTTATTAAAGATGGGCCTTCTTATTTACGATACATGGCTTTTAAAGCAGGCTTGGGAATGTTTTCTATTCCCCAGTTCTTTACTCAAGCTAATACGATCGTATCTATTATGGGTATGGCTGGTTGGGGTAAAGCTGCTCAAGGTACATCAGCAGCGATGATGCATACGTGGTCTAGATTTAACAGAGACCCATCGATACTGCGTACTATGGATAAGAAACTTCAAGCATTTGGCTGGAAGCCTGGTGAGTTTCTTGAAGCTAATAATGCTATCAAAGGCACAGGATTTGATTACGTCTCTAACGAGACTAATTCAATGTTTGGTTATACTAAGACAGATAGTATCACTAAGAATGCTGGACGTTCGATTATGGACGTTGGAGATATTCCTTTTAAAGAAGGGGAACGTCTAGGTAGATATGCTTCTTGGTACACAGCTTTTAAGGAATGGCGTGATGCTAATCCAGTAGCTAAGTTTAATGATTTAGCCAGAGCAAAAGTATTGCAGCGTGCAGATGATTTGTCTGGTAATATGACACTCGCATCTAAGTCTGGATTACAGACAGGTGTATTGTCTTTCCCAACGCAGTTCCTTGGTTATACTATGCGTATGACTGAGCTTGCCTTAGGGCATCGTCTTACTTGGCAACAGAAAGCTAGATTGTTTGGTACGTATTGGACTATGTATGGTTTACCTGTAGCGCTCGGTATTACTGGTACATCTACTTTTGGTAATATGTGGAAAGAATCTGTCGCTAAGAGTGGATATAGTCCTAACGAAGCTGGTATTAGTCAAATGGTCAATGAAGGATTACCTGCTGCGTTCCTTCAACTAGTAACAGGTAATACTTATAACGTTGGCGAGAAGTTTGGTAATCCTGGTTTAGCAGATATTCGTGAGTTTTTGTCTAAAGATAAGACTACGATGGAGAACGTAATGGGTGCTTCAGGTACATTGCTCGAAGGATTGGCTAATGCAGACGGTTATTGGAAATGGTTGACTACCTTTGCTAAAGGTGAAGATAATGCTTATGGTTTGACATCTGCTGATGCGATTAAACCTTTTCAAGCTATATCTTCTGTGAATAATTTATGGCGCACAGAAGCAGCAGTTAATATCGGTAAGTACATGACTAAGAATGAAAATGTGCTCAAGGATAATACTGGTGTGATGAATGCAATCTTTATGGGTGTAACAGGATTACAACCTAAAGATGTTGATACTCAGACATTACAACGTATGAAAGATCAACGTGAAGAGAAACAGAAAGAAGGATTGAATTCCTTTATCCGTAATACTCATCGTGCGATGGATGCGATTAAGAATAAAGATCCTCAATTAGCTAATGTTTTCTTTAACAATGCTAAGATGGATTTGATTATATCTGGTTACCCAGAAGAGAAGCGTCTAAAGGCTTGGGAAGCTGCCGTACAGAATAGAACGTTACCAGAGCGTGAACTCTGGAACTATTGGCTCGAGAACGTTCCTCCTGAAGAGAGAGTTGAAAGTGCTAAGATCTACGATAATATTATAAGGAATACTAAATAAATGGCGACTGAGACTCGTCGAAGGAGACTTTATGGCGGTATTTAACCCCAATCCAGGACAAGTTCAAGAAGAAGACTTCAGGAACTTCTCACATCCTATATCACCTGTAGAAGGTAATAAGGCTTTAGGTACTGCGTTAACTGGCGTAGGCCAAGGTTTAGCGCACGCTGGTGAGTTTGTTAAAGACATAGGTAAGGTACAGGAGTTTAATACGAGACAAGATATTGAGAATTCTCCTGAGCTTAAAGCTGCGGGTGCTGCACGTGATCAATCTATTGCTGCATATGAAAACTTTTACAATCAAGGTGTAGATCAGAAAGAGCTTCAGACTTCTATTAATGCTCCTAATGCTGGTGTAGAGTTAATTGCCCCTGGTGTAGATAAAGCAAGTTTACCTACAGACTTACGCACTCTTCCTCAGATTGCTGGTGGTCTAGCTCAAGCTAAGCTTGATACTAAAGTTAATCAAGTATTACTTACAGCTGAAGTAGAACGTAATGCTAAGGCTTTACGTGCTCGGTTTCCTGATCATGTAGATTATATTGATCATGTCTTTCGACAAGCAGGGTTTGGTAATACAGCTAATGAAAAGCTACATGCACTACAACAATTCTATCTAGCAGCTAATGCTAGTAAGAATGATGAGACTAAAAGTGCTATTGCTTTTGGTCATACTCTTATTGATAAGGGAATACCTAACACTGCACCGCTCGTAGATGCGGTACGTCAAGGGGTACCTGGTGCTATTCAAAAATTAGAAGAACACGGTAACAGATATTTAGCTGATGACTATATTCTTAAGAAGGGTTTAGAGAGATTAAGAGGGGGTAATGAATTAGATAAAGATGCTGCTGCTAAGTCTTTTGGTACGTACTTAGATGGAGTCGTTAATAGCGGTCTTCAGTCTGTGTATGCTAATTCTGGTTATAAGAACTTCGATGAGATTCAAGCACGTGTACAGTGGATACAAGCACATCCAGAAGCAACTAATCCTTTAGAAGTTGAGAAGCTTAGTCAACAGCTACATTTGCTTAGGGATCAACATGAATCGTTGATGACTAGAAAACTATTTGAACCTGTTACTAAAGGATCAGGAACAACAAATGCTACATTGCTCGGACCTGATGGTGCTCAGACTGGTCAAGCGATGATTAAAGCTCGTCTTTATCCAATCGATCAAACTATTCAAGCTGTAGAGAATAAAGACTTTGGACTAGCAACCTACATACCTCATATGGTTGATGCGTTTACCCAAGCTGATATTAAAGCGATGATGGATGACAAAGAATTACGTCCACATATAGTTGACTTACTTGCAATGATAAAACTTAGCCCTCAACTAGGTGAGAAGATCTACTTTCAAACTCATGAAGGTATTGATAAAGCCATGCTCGCATTTGTTCAGAATAGACAAGTAGGTATGGTAGCTAAGGGTACTCCGGTAACAGACGGTCTACAAGAACTTATTAAATCTGGTAGAGCTTCCGTAGCAGCTAAACCTATGCTCGATGTAGCTAATTGGATACATGACGGTACGTTAACCAATGACGATCAGAAACGTACAGTTGCTAAGGCATTCTTTGATTTCAGTAATCAAGGTAATCTAAAACTATTTCCTCAAGACCGTTACGAACAACAAGGAAAGAATCGAGTATTCATTCCTGGTAGAGAGTTTATGTTTAAGGATCTCACTAGTCCTAAGATGACTGACGAGATGAAACGTCTTGGTCCTCAGACATGGAATATGTATAAGACTTACGTTGATAAGGAACATGGTGAATCCATCTTTCTTAGTCAGATTAGACAGTTAGAACAGTTTACTACTGGACCTAACTTTAAAGGATTAGAGATTGCTTGGGATGATAAAGATGGACACTTTCATGCTAAGGGAAGTACACGGTTTTCTCCTGGCGTGCCTCCTGCAGTAGAGCGTACGATAGCTCAAGTAAATGAAGGATTAGATTCTCTTAATTATATTGGTAAAAAAGATGGACAATCTCCTTCTGTTTATACTTTACGTAAGCTTAGAGAGTTAGGTGCAGACCTTGGTGGATTCAGTGGTATACCTGCAGAGATGCTTAAAGCTGTGCAAGGTTCTACTACACAAGGATTTAAGATGCTTCCAGGTGAGACTAAGGCACAAGCTAGAGAACGTATCCAAAATAAAGGTAAATCTAGTGGCGATAACAACGAGTAGTGGTGATAGGTACGACTCCTTAGAAAACTTCATTGGAGGTAATCCTTCGGAATATGTTGAACTCAACGATAATACTCCTAAGGTAGAAACTACTGTTCCTAATATTGCAGGTGGATTAAGCACTTCTCCTAAGCCTGCTAATGATAATGATAATAGGAAACCTATGAGAGTTAGTCCAGGAGTAGATGCTATTGCTCATGAAATAGATTATAATGAATTAGAAGAGAATCTAAGAACTAATCCGCAAGTAGATCCAAGTATGGATCTATTACGTAAAGGTATTAAACTTCCTAAGGTTGGAGATATATCTAGTGTTAAACCTTCTGAAAATATAGTTGATAGAGGCAGTGCTCTTTATAATTCTAAAGAGTTAGCTTACGATGCAGAAACAGCACGTAATAGACTTAAAGATTATGGTAAAGAAGAAAGAGATACGTTAGGTATTGGTCTCGAAGACTGGCAACATATGATCGATATGGCTGTTGCCAAATCTGAATACAGACGTAGAGTTAAAGAAGAAACTATGAAAAAGAATGTAATTGTTCCTTCTAAGGAGTTAACACAATAATGCCAGCTATTTTAGAAAGATTAGTGTCGCAGCTTCAAGCAAAAGGGAAATCTAAATCAAGTGCATTTGCAATCGCCACTAGCGTACTACAAAAATCAGGAGATCTTAAGAAGGGCACTCAGCAAGCGACTGCTAAAGGCGCTAAGCGTGGGGCAATGTCCCCTGGCGAAAGAGCTAAAGACAGAGCTTCTAAAAGATCCAAACATAAATCAAAAGACTATAAATATAGCTCTAAAACTAATCGAGCAACATTGAAGAAATAAACACTTCTTAGAATTTAGACATGAAAAAGCCTCCCCCAGAATAAATCTGAGGGAGGCTTCTTTATTAGTTCAGGCATCAACTAGCTACTCACGCGAGTAAAGCTTCTAGTTAGATGCCTGACTCTATTCCCGCTTGAGCGTTGGAGCGCCCACCTAAGCGGGGTAGGTTAAGAATTCAAAGCCTTAACTGTGGCCTTGAAGTCTTGAAGGGCCTTGAGGCCATCTTCCTCGGGAAGAGCAAAGATGACATCGATCGTATCCTTCTTGGTTTCGAGCAGAGCTTTTGCAGCCTCCTCGTAACCTTTACGATCTGCGACCTTAGTCGGTTCACGCCAGATCAGTCCATAAGGACCAGTGCCATAAGCAGTGATCCCATCCTCGTCCGTAGTGGGCAAGGTGAACTCATCAGACTTGATCCGATCAACGAGTTCCTTGGCAGATTGAGGAGGATCATTCTCGGTAATGTTAAACTTCCGAGCGAGCGCCTTCTTACCATCAAACCAGGTATCCTCGATACGGTCGCGCAGGTAACGCTTGGTATCAAACATGGGAGTTTTCTCTCCTTCTTCTTTTTGTACAGGTGGGTATTTTGATTTACACACCTTAGGTTTGCAAGGTACAGCGTTTGATCTCTGTGCCTCATTGATCATTTCAAAGACGTCAAACATTGAACGGAGGCTCCGTCTGCTGTCCGACATCCTCTTCCGACTGAACCTCAAAAACTTGAGCGAGGGGTTTTACCTCTCCAGTTTCAAGGTCCTTAACGGAGAGAGTTTCTCCGTTCCTTATAGTGGTAAGCTTCATTGCTTACTCCTCTTGTTAGGGGATTACTCCCCGGTTTAACGGCTACCTCTTTTAGGTTGCCGTATTCTATTAGCATGTTTGGATACCACAGCAGTAGGCACTCTGTCAAGAGATCCTGTGCGATGATATCCTAGATGATCAACCTCTTTGTTATCGCCCTTGTGTACTAAGCCCTTTTTAGCGGCTTTACGTCTGGCTTTATTACGAGCCTCTCGACGTCTAACTTGTGCGGGCGAGTCTTCGTAACGCGTTTCACGCGGATAGTTATGAACCATTGTATACGGTAAGTTTTACCTTCACCTCCTTTTTAAGTGGAGGACAACGACCACCAAGCGGTGGTCCCAGTAGCTGATATCCAACCACTATATCCCCTTTATCTGTAATGTCAAGCCAACTTTCCAAGATATGATCTTGAGGGCGTATGAGTGCGATCGTTTGTGTGCGGAAATAGTGTGCGATGATGTCTAGGAGAATATCATCAGATATCGATTTCTCCAAAGTTCTTCGCTCGTACGAGGGCTTTGTGGGTTTCCGCTTCTTCGAATAGTTCGCGTTTGCGTAGGAGCCCTTTTGGTTTGACCTTCGGGCGTTCATGCTTTTTCTCCGCTACCAATCTATCAGCTTTGCTCTGCGGATGATGTATATGTTTATTCATATACGTTACCGCAGGCTTTCATGATTTGCTTAAGCGCATCATAGTAGACGGCGTAGTCGATCATCCACATCATCATTCCGCCGATGAGTAGACCCATGGTGAACATGAGAGTTGAGTAAACTGTTGTTTTCATAGGAATTGTGACCTTCTGTTTGAGTAAACCCACCAGTTATTTCTTAACTGGACGTGTACACCTTCTTGGTAACCGTACTTTCGTAACCGTCGTTGTGCGTTTCTTGCGCTCAGCGTCATTAAGCCACTCCTCTGGAATTGTACTTATTGCGTACGGTATTCCATATTTCGTTGCCCAACGTAAATCCTGCTTTCTTCGATCATTATAAAATAATATACGTAAGTCGATGTCAGGATGTTGGGCTTTTATCGCTCTAAGCTTTCTTTTATCCTCTCGCCGTAAATATCCTTTGAGTTCGATGCGTAGTGGTGTTGTTTGCAGAACTCGGCGGATAGTAAAGTCTGGCAAGTAAGTAGCGTGGAGGACATAAGGAAGCTTTTCCGCTTCGTATTCAAAGTTTATCTTCTTTTCTATCAGGTATTGGTTTATCGACTTCTCGAAAGAATTGCGTAACTTCGCCATCGTTAATAATAGTCATCACATAAGCTATGTCAGGTTCAGCTGCGTAGTAATCCTCCGGTTTGTTGTGCCTGACGCACGGATGAATATGTTTACACTCCTGCCACGGGTTCTGGCATTTGCATCGGCCACGTAACATTAGGCAACCCATTGTAAACTACCCTCCCGTGTTTGTCTATTTCTTTTACGTTTTTAGGTTCACGTACAACCTTTGTTAAGTAAACTATTTTAGGTTTACTTCTTTCTGCGTAGATGAAGGTTCGGAGATGAGGATGGCAGACGTAGCGCATCTCGTCGTAGCTTGCTCTAGTGTCGAGCTTAACGTTTCCACTTGCTTGGAAAGGTTCTGTTCCACAGCCGCAAGCCGGCGGTTGAGGGAGAGCAACAATCCTTTGATAATCCCTAAGTCTTTTTTCGATGTGATCTGGTCTATGCTTGTGTTCATGTAATGCTAAATGTCCTAGTTCTTTACCGATGCCCAATAAGTATCCACGATCTTTTACGGTTGTAAGTGGGTCAAGTGCACTCCCGCTAAGATAAGCGTCAAGCTGATCAAGATAACCAAAGCTGTCATCCTGCTCAATGGACCCAGACTTGAGCTTCTCCAAAGCCAAGACGCTAGAAGACTTAACATCGACCAAGCAGCCATCAATAACAGCGTCCCGATGACCCAGGACACCACAGACTTCCAGTTCATCCTGCTCTCCTGTGACTGTGTGGCCAGCGGCACGTGCTAGTGTCAAGACCAAAGCTTCAAGGATGTGTCCGTACATCAGTTTAATGTGGACCCAAGGTGGGAGTGGAGCAGCTAATTCAGGAGTGTGTACACTGTGCCATAAGGCTTTGGGACATCTAGGTCCTAACTTCGACAAGCGAAGTCCGTTCCGGCGTACCTTTTCAGTGTCTAACCGTTTCGAGATGTCCCTAGCCAACAGTTCGGATAACTTAGGAGTCATCCAATCGGTATTTACAATCTTATAGATGTCAGGGATTAGAGTATGAATTGTTTTCAATGATTGTTCACAATCAGTCTGAGAAGATATGCGGAAAGGTCGAGAAGTTTAACGAGTCCTAGTCCCCAGCCATAAAACGCAAATACTGAGAGAATGCCTAGGAATGGCAGTCCGAAGAAAAAGATAACCCAAACAATTCGTTTTGTCAACTCTTTTTTCTTCTTAGCTGCATCATCTTTCTTCTTCTTTTCACTTTCATTACGCTTATCAGCGCGGTTCTTTCTTCGACGAGGTGGACGTTGCGGATTGTTGTTGTATCCCCCGCCCTGGGGAACGATGATAATCGGGGGCTGGTTCATTGCTCGTATCCTTTGTGAACCCTGCTTTACAGAAATCGCATTTACATCCTATTGGATGTGTTGTCTGTCCATGTTTTAAAGTCCTCGGGGGTTGGTTCATTTATATCTCCCAAAACCAGAGAGGGGTGGTATCTTTTGCTTCGTCCCGGAAGCCTTCAACAATCACAATGACCATCCAGAATAACACAATCACGATTCCTATTAGCCATTGCATTGGAAGTCTCCTATGTTTGGAGGGAGTGTTGTTGTAGTCTCCCCTTCCGCCAGGGGTAACTATGATCGGCGGACCGCTATTCATTTACACCTTCCAAAACCACAGAGGTTGGGTATCTTTTGCATTCCGGGAAGCTTTTGCCTGGAAGCCTGGGACAATCACATCGCCCATCCAACATAATACAATCACGATCAACAAGAGGGTCGATGAGAATGTTGAGATTGGTTCCATTGGAAGTTTTCGTCTTTTTCATCTTATTCTCCTATGAATGTGGAGGGAGTGGCCGTTAGACCTCCTCCCTCGCTGCGGCATACTCTACGCACGCATCATCTTAAGGTGGACCCGTGCTCCAAGTTTGGGAGCGATATAACGTATCTCGCAAATCATTAGAGTGCTTCATCCGTAACCTCCTTACGTTTGAGGACTTTAGCGTGCCTAATGTACACGCTACCAATGCCGTTTTACCTTCGACGGTAGACCACCGCTCAGGTTAGTTCCGACACGCTTCTAGACGCTGTATACGCTAATCTGGCGTACCTTGGCGGTAGCGAGGTAGACTTACTAGGACATTGATTGAGATGAATACCGACTAGAACCGGCTCTATGCAATCTCCGTCTTCGTTTCATTCTACCTTTGGTTACGTTGCCCGTATAGAAGGGCTTATCTTTCACGTGTTACGACGTACATGGAGTTTTATAGCTCCTGCGATTTTTCTACTAATTCTCCATACTTTCAGATGGTTTCGGATCTTGTTCCCACCTTCGAGTATTTCAGTTAGTTATCGCAGTACAAGCGCATCACCATCACCAGCCATGTCGTGGCCAGCTATCTTCGACAAGTATAACACGCTACCGGAGCCTTTATCTCAACATTACCTAGTTCATCACTTCGGTACGTTGTTAACGGGGTATACGTGCTTTTGCTTTGGCTTTCCTACTCATCCTGGTGAGTGTTGATATTAACCAAAGGTTCTTTCAGGGTTTGCTTTCCAATCCATGACGTCACCCATTTGTGAAGCATTTAATTGGAGCGTGTCCTATAGCCGAGAGTTTGCGTTACCACGGGCAGATCGTTACTTCTGCATCATTTATCTGTTGGTTTCACCCAACCCACCTACGATAGCTTAATCTCACATACGTAAGCCAGCGTTCAGGCGCTAGGGCCTGGGAGGGTTCGAACCTCCAATACCTTTTACTTACTGGGAGAGCGACATCTTGGTTTTTCCGCCTACCGCGTGTGTCTGCGAGTAAACCAGTCTCCTGGTCCCAAGATAGCTTCTGGTATGTCTCAGAGTTTGGACGAGCAGTGAAATGGCTTACCCATACTCTTGGGGAATTCAACCCCAACCTCTCTGAGTGGACCAATCCCGTGAGGGGCTTTTCGGTCACCGTGACAAATATAAACCTCCGCTCTTTTTGCATCTTAGGTATTCCGTTAAGACGGAAACACCGAGGGACACCCTTACTTGTCCGTGCTTGTCTTATTCATTCTGCTTTCAGCAGTAGCGTTGTCTAGATCGTTTTCCCCTGAGTGATTTCACCAATCCGTCAAGGTAATTTTCAATCTTCCGGTACGCCGCTTTGGTCCAGATACTCACAGAACTTTTATTGCCGATGCTCACTTCCTTGCGGTTGCCATATCAACTCACTTAGCCTTAAGACTTTGGACATCTATCGGACAGTGTTTGATACATCGTTACGCCACTCCCCGTTCTAGAGGAGGCAGGACTCGAACCTGCAAAGACCGTGTTACACAGCACAGTCGAGGAAGACTCCCAAGACTCGTGACCAGGGCCACAATGACTAGAGGCATTCACCGCCTTTCACGTCTACCTGGCTTGTCTTTTGAACACCTGCTGCACGTCCGCTCACTGTTTGCTACAGACTGCCGGAGAGGCAGTCCCAGGCATAAGCCTGTTCTACTCCACGAAAGCGGTTGCTTTTTAGTCTCCATCGCACCGCACGGGCTACAAGACGGGCGGGATCGCACCCCTTTATTCTCTAGCCGAGCTAGAGTTCTACCTCAGTCACGCTATATGGAGCCGTCCTGGGACTTAACCATTAGTAGTGAGTTCAGTAGACCAAAGATGAAACCTAAGGCTGTTGCAACAACACTGGACAGCGGGCACCACGCTGAACCGCACGTACCGTGACCGTGATCTGTTGCATCTAATACCTAGCGTAAATTTCATCCTTGGGATTGGCTTCACCAAGAAAGCGTGAGTAGTTACTCACCCTGGTCTTTCTCAGTTGCCAAACTGTGAAGCACTTGTAGGAGCACATTTATCGTCTCTGTTAAGACGAGTTTGCTATGTGGTCCTTTCGTGTTACTTCGAATTACTTTTAACTCTTCGATTAAACGTTTTAACTCTTGTTCTCGCGTCATGTTGCGTTCCTCCTAAAGGTCTCGGGGAGGAAGGAATGTGAGCACAGGGAGGACTCTCCTCCCTCCCCGCCGTGGTCCTCTTCCTCTTGCGTTAGGTTGAGGCACGGGAACTGTAAAGAAGCGTAACCTGACTGTACCACGTGCGTATAGAGCGCATCCAGCTATAACTACGCTCCTTTGCCTAGGGCGACTTAGGCTGGCGCCAGCCACCAGGGCCAGTGCATAAAAGCACACAAATACTGCCAGGACTAGTCAGGTTACTTATACACGGTAAGTTTAACCGTGGTTATCTCTTGACCGGGGTATTCCCCAACGTTGATCGGTCTCATGGCGGTACGACATCGCCATTTGAAAACTTTCTTTAGACGTTTACCACGTCCTCTCCCTTTACTCACTAACTTCTCAACAAGTACCTTTTCACATAAGAGCACTTGTTTGTAGTAAATCGTTTCTTCGCCAGCCATACTACACCTCCAACTTTAGAAAAGCGAAAGGGCACCCTAACCTTCACGAAGACAGTTAGCGATGCCCTTTCGTCTTTCTGAAGGTTCCTTACATTGTCTACCTACAACTTCTTCCTCTTACGGTATTACTGGACGTCTTCCAGCGTAACCGTGCCGGGAGCCAGCGTGAACTTGGCGAGTTTCACAGCCTGCCAAACCGGGGTGTTCTCCCAGTCCTTCGCCGCCCGCTTAGAAGCTTCTTTCGTAGCATCTTCGAGGTTGTCGAAGGTATCGTAATGAACCTTATACTTTTTGAAGTCACTCATGTTAAGTTCTCTCTTTCTTGTAGATTTAACGATTTCACAAAATCTTTCGAATTGCGCCATCATTTCACCATATAGGGTCTGGTAGTGCCGTTAACGCAGCAGCTGCCTTCTGACCCTCAGGAGGAAACTGTTTGATATTAGGTTCCACTAGATTATGAATGCGTACTGCACCCAGTCGTATAGCGATACCTTGCTCTTGCGTTATTGGCTTACGGTAGTTGTATACCGTAATCATGCACGTGACGTCGCTGCCGTTTCCTATCATTCCAAGGTAGGGAATGCCATCCTTGATGAGAGAGATTGGCTGCATCTTAGTCATGACGCCGCGTATTTTCTTTTCGACTGGACAACGTAGAGTTACGAACTCACCGTCTTCATCTTTGCGCAGTCGGTTAAGAATGCCTTCTTGTTTTAGTTTAGCCCATTCGACTTTGGATGCGTCATCTAGATAAAGATTAACGGACCAATAGCCAAATCTATCGGGTTGATGAAAGTTTGCGAACTTGGTCTTGCCGCTTAAAAATACTTGTTTTGTAGCCATATTAATGAGTTTGTTTCCAATTGGTGCCTATTGTATAGTCCTGACGATCATCGTCATAATAGCTTCCTGCTAACGGACAATTAAGTTTTAACATAACACCAACGTCTTGTAAAGCTTTATCTTGAGCTTTAGCGATAATTAATGCCTCGTCCATGAAGTTGTTGCATTCGGTTTGCCATTCATCATGAACGAGGTTCACCAGTAACCAACAGTCTTTACCTAACTCTGCTTCTAGATATTGTATCCAAAGCAGAGTTGCCATTTTCATAACTATAGCTTCACCACTCTGAAGATAACCGGACATGGCCAGATGGCTCCGGTCTCGAACAGTGTTTCCAGGGATCCCAATTTTTCTACCATCAAGTCCATAGAACCAGCCTCGTTTGGCATCGGCCGGTATTGTAGTAGACTTAAGAGTTGCGAACCCTTGGTATCTGTCCATAATGTTTTGAAGAGCGGCATCCGCTTGTTCTGGTGTACATTCAAGTATTTCGGCAAGTTTACCAGCTCCCGCTCCCAGTAACAAGGCAAAAATGTACCGCTTAGCCGCAGCACGGGACTTACAAACCTTACCGAGGATGGACTGGTTGAGAGAATGTGGGTCACTTTTATCCTCCTTCTTCCCTTCGATAAGAGCTTTAGTAAAGGCTGGCTCGTTGATGTAATGGGCGAAGATACGCAGCTGGATTGCTGCGGCATCTACACCAACGAGCAGCCTTTTCTTAGGGGCAATAAACAGTGACCGCATTTCGGAGCCAAGATACTTAACTCTTCCTTGAGTATCAAGGTGGTTAGGTATGTTAGCCATGTTAGGCTTCTGGTGAGCCATGCGATGGGTCCAGGCGCCAATACCTATGAACTGAGCGTGGATACGTTTATCATCCGAGATAAGTTTGGTCCACTCCGTTAAGGTACGGCGCCTAGCTTCTACTAGAATTCTCCGAGCGAGAGTTCTAGCTGCCTCAGGGGCAGTTTTGGGTAAGGTCTGTAGGTTATTTTCATTAACCTTCCAGCCATATTTCTTGAAATGTTGTTGTCTAAGCCTTAGAGGTTCTATGGTAAGCGGGTCTGCCTTTTCACGTACTAGGCGGGTTACCTCTCTGTCTGTTAAGATGGAGGTTTTAGTACGATCTTCAGGCTGCCAACCCGCTGACCATAAAAGGTCTACAACTTGTTTGATGGATGCGGGATTAAACTTAATCCATTCACCGTGGTCTACTGGAACTCCGGCAGTGAGCTCATGAGTCCTGCTACGCCAAACTTTCGGAATTGAGTTTTGCGCGATAGTTCTGAACTTTGTAGCTTTTGGGGTAAAGGTGTAGATATGTTTCCAAACCGAAGGAAACTTGTTGATCTGTTCATCGAGTATTTCCAATTCTTTAGTTACTTTATCCAACAGTTTATTAGCTTTGTCAAGATCAAATGCAAAGCCATTATCGTGCATCGCATTGACCGCTAACCATTGGAACTGATGTTCGGTGAGTATTGCCTGCTGCCACTTGCGGTCTTCAACCACCTTGCGGTACTTGCGGTATATCTTCTCAGATATTTCCACATCACGCAAGCAATACGTCACCATCTCTTCGCTCAGCTTTGAGAAATCAGAGAACTCTAACTTTTCAAAGCCGAACTCTTTGCCATAGTCTTCGATACTATGGCCACCTTCTCTCGGATAGTCTACTAGTTTTGAGAGAATGTATGTATCAATTGTACGGTCTGCGATATTGTTGCAATCAACGTTAAGCAAGCGCCTAAGATGAGTAAAGTCCCAACCAAGTACATTGTGGCCAATATAAATAGGTCTTTGATCCCAGACGGCTTTGAACCGAGCAACCTCGTCCACATCCTCAGTAAGATTGCGATAAACATCGACGACTCCTGTGTCCAGGTTCTTCGTTACGATACACCAAATCTTCGTAGGATTATGTAGAGAGTTTGCCTCAACGTCAATTACTAATTTCAATGTCGATTAAACCATAGAACTAATAAGACAACGATAGTTGGCGTAAATATTACTAACGCTACAGCAACATATTCATTCATGCTACATACCTCTGTTTTACTTCTTGGTACGTCTTTGTGCTCGTCTCAATGAACTGTTCCCAACGTGGATCGCGTGAGTTACGCATCCACGTCAAGCTTGTGTTGATCTGGCGTAGCAGGTTCCATGTTTGCTGGTCGATCGGTCCTATTACCTGTCCCATAAATAATTTCCACTAGTTTATTCTTGTTGCAAAATTCTCTCGGAGTTACCCAAATATCTTGTTGTTCTCCAAGAGTAAGTAGGCGCGCAAAGCGTGTCTTACGCTTAATGATCCAATGCTGAACATCGTACCCTAGCATAGAAGGCTCTTTGCGCGCTATAAATTCGGAACCTACTGGTAATGGAGAAAGATAATCTCCATCACTTTGGACTGTTCCGGGGAGCAACGCGAGTTTGGGTTGCTCGGGTGTAATAAGTTGGTTTACCATTTCTTTTTGTGTCTCTTTCTGATTTGGCAACGCTCTTGTCGTTGCCGTTGGTATTTCCCTGTACATGAACAGGTTTGGGTCCAGTGGAAAGTAGCCTATACGCTTGAGCATGTTTGTCACTCTCCACATCTTGTCTTTTCTGCACGTACTCTTCCCAAGTAAGTTCTTCGCCTACTAATGTATAGCGAGAATTCTTGGTTTCAAGTGCGCGATATCCGAACTGATTAGGTGGGGATATGGAAACTACTACACTTGTATGTCCCCATAAACCTTTGAATTGTGGGTGGTCTACAAATAAACCACAGATGCAATTAGCAAAATACTTTAAATATATCCAATGTTGGATACGTCCTTTGTGTGGCTTTTCGTTATCATTCCATACGGTTAGTTTTACCATGGTTTTTCTCCACCCATTTCAACCATTGTTCCATTGTCGGAAGACCGTAGAACAAAGGAATGTTATCGTACTGTTTGTTGTACCTTTGAAAGGTCCAACTCTTTTCCTTACGTATGCGACTACTCAACAACCGTAAGGTTGCACGTTTGATCCCGAACTTCTTCCAATACTTTCTGAAGTGAGACTTCGTGCGTACGTCCTTTGGCTTTAGAAATTCAGGTTTACCAAAACCAAAGAGCGGAAGCTGTTGTTTAGTCTTCAATGGTGAGACCCGCTTTGTTGAACTCCTCAATCATATCGTTAAGGAGTTCTATCTGAAAGGTCCGTGTGACTACAACAGGACCCATGTTTTTCTTAACGCTGCCACTTTCTATGTTATCAAGCAGCCATTGTCTCCCTTTGTCTGTCTCCCCATAGACCATCGCCATCGACTTCATTCGTATTATCCTGATGTCGAAGAACGTCGCCATTGTCGATCTCCTTCTCAGTGTATGCAAAGGTAACGGGATTGAAGCACAAAGGTTGGAGAGGACCCGTTTTACTCCCGAACCTATTCTTGGTTACGGTAATGTGTGTAGTCAATTCACCATTAGCCACGTCTCGATAAAGATTGATACGATTATTTGCAACCTTAGCGATCATACGACTACCACGTGTATCACCTTGATCATTAACATGACTAGCAAATATCAAACAGAAACCTAGTTCGACTACCATCATTTGTAAACGATTAGAGAGATAGTCTAACGCTACCCTTTCGTTCTCTCCTTGAAGCCCAATACAAGCCATGCCAATATGGTCCAGAAGAATATATTTGCAATCACACGTAGCGACGAGAAACCGAATAGTGTCGAGAATAGTATTTGGATCGTCTGACCCACGATTAGAATGAACAAATAAACGTTCATCCTTCCGAGCCACTTTCTCCACTGCAGCGGCGATTGCATCGCTATCCACAGCTTGATGTGGTAAGTGGATAGCCTTGCCCAACTCAAGACGCGCAAGCGCCTTGTAATGATCCTTACCAAGCTCTTCAAGAAAGATCGACCCGACATTGGCTTCTGTCTCCTTGAGTAGATGATATTCCAGATGGTGCATTACCTCTGTCTTACCAACACCTTCTAGTGCAGTGATCAAATAACTCTCTCCACAGCGCAAGCCGTATAGGGAGTTATTCCATGACTGCCACGGGAACGGTACTGAAGGTGGTTCAGGCTGATCGAGTATCTTTCTCATATCAGCAAAGGTAGAGGTTATGGTGTCGAGCATGAACTTCTTTGCTTTCCACCATAACTCTCGGAGCGTACCTGGATCACCTACCTGCACATACTCGTTAGCGTCTTTACGCGGTCGAAGCCGCACATGAAAGACCCTATTCCCGTCAAAGAGTGCCGCGACACGTCGAGCAGCATCCTGGCCGACGGGGTCCTCGTCAAAGCAGAGAAGTATTCTGTCGTATTGGTTAAGCCAGGATCGAACACTAGAACAGTCCCTAACTGCAGTAGAAGCAGATTGAACGGACACGACATGATAATCCGTCGAAGAAGAGGGCGTTTGGGATGTTCCAGTACCAAATCGGGAAGCCTCAAGGAGGGCTTGTCGGAGGGAGATAGCATCTAACTCTCCTTCTGTGATGGTGATGTACTTACTAGCACCCGGCGTGAATTTATCCATGCCGAAAAGACTTGGTGTCACATCACCTTTCCACCTGAAGTCTTTCTTATCCAAGTGGCGGAACTTAGTCGCACCACTTGGATAAGGAAAACCTATGGCGATTGGTTCACCGTTAGGAGCTACCTTTGTTTTTACATCATAGAAAGCAAAGCTTTCTTTTGTCACACCTCTCCAAGGTAAATACTCATAAGTATAAGTTTCCTCGGATGTGTTACCATCAGGTTTGAAGTAGGTCTGACAAGAGAAACAGTAACCGTGTCCATCGTCCCACGTGTGGTACGCATCACTTGAACCACATTCTGTAGTACGTGGACACGGTAGCTTTGATTGGGTAATCTTGCTTATAACGGTCTCTCCTTGGTGTAAAAACTACCGATCCACATCGAGTTAGGTGTGAGTGCATCGGCTGGTTGATATTTGGTGTCGCTGTCGATAGCTGCTTCGAAGACCTTACGATCTCCTTCCCACATCCATGCTTGGATTTGGGTGACGAGCAGCTGCCAAAAGGGTTTAGAGTAAGGAAAGGTTACTGCTTGCCGAGTTGGAATGAGCAGCGGCACGAACTTACGCTCGAACAATACCGTATTCTGGACATCCGTGTCAATCTTTATTATCTGCTGTGGAGACAAAAGATGAAGATTACCACGGATGCGCATAGCAGGGGCAGAGCAGAAAGCTCCATGCCGTTTAACTGGGTCCGACCATGCCGGAGCCTTACACACTTGATCACGTTCAGTAGCAGAGAGCGCAACTAAACCGTTAGTTTCTTTGTTGCGCCAGAGCACATAGTTCTCACGCGTAAAAGCGATACAGCTTCTCTCTGTCTCGATGTAATAATCATCGTACATGAAGACATACCACGCTGTACGTGAGAACAAGTTAGGCACATCAGGAGTGTGCTTAGTCCTGATGAGCCCGTCTATGTTCCAGACAGACAGGGATTTCATGAAGGTTCCGTCCACGTTGGAGGGTTAAGGAGGGGTGAGTGAGCTTCCGGGGCCAACCAGATTGGCTCTTCTCACCCCTCTAGACGCAGGCTTGTGCTTTCGGGTCGAAGCCTGCGAATATTAGGCGGCCTTCTTTCCTTTTGGGACGAGAAGTCCTGCCTTCACCTGTGATTTGGACGGTTGAGTCACAGAGATTTTCTGACCGGCGATGTTCATCCGAATCAGTTCCATAATAAGATTAGTAGCGAGCGTTTGATGTTGCTCGACGAGATAATTGATGGACTCGGGCGGTTGTTTGGACAGATCACTCAATGATACGCCGGTTTGTTCGGCGAAAGTAGGGACCTTATAGTCCTCCGCAGCCAAAGACTTGGCTGTCGTAATGTTGGGATTGATGTATCCGTGCTTTAACCAACCCTCCGTAAGCTTGGCCAATTCTTGTGCTGACATCACAGGGACAAACGGTTTGGGTTCTGTGGTGGCTTGAGCCGTGTTCTTTTTGGTGACTGGGATCCCTGCAGTAGGCGGGACAGCGGTTGCTGTAGTCGCCGCAATATTTCCACGAAAGGAAGGGTCTGCTTCCCACTTCGCCTTGTCGACCTCGACGCTCGGACGTTTCTGGAAGTCTTCCGGAACCAGGCCCTTGCCGTCCTTGGCCTTGGCATAGTTCCAGGTCTGGTACCAACTGACTAACTCCTTGGAAGTCTTAACAGACTTCGGCGGATGTACCGTAAGAAGAGTGACGGCGCCGACTGCTTTGTCGATCTCAGCAGCAACGCTCTTGCCCTTAGGAACGAGCATGCCAGTTGCTTTAGGCTTGACGTTAGGCACCGAGCCTTGTTTGTTCGGCATCTCAACGTAATCGTACGGGTTGGACATGTAGCCCCAAAGATAGCCCTTTCCCGGTGCTGCTGATCCTTCGAAGTTGAGGAACAGCGTATCGACGATGAGCAGGCAGAAACTCGATGTCTCGGACATGACGCCAGTAGTGAAGGCATCCATGTGTTCCTTGCTGTTGTGCAAGTATTCTTGGAACTTGTCGATGTCGCCATTGACTTCCGTCGCTACTTTCTCGCAGCGCGGCTTGATCAGGTTGGTGAAGCAGTTGAATTCCGGGGACTCGGGTCCGTCGTTGTCGTGCTTCTCGAAGTCACCGTCGAAGCAGGCGACGCCGAATACTTGATGACTTGTCTCACCATCCGGTTTTTCTGGATCGACGGGCACATCCATGCCGAACACTTCGTACGGCTGCGCCGTCTTGACGACGCTATCCGAGAACCAGTACATTGCCGCTCCTTCCTTGTAGGACTCGGCGTAATCACAGATCTGCTTGATCGCTGCTTCTTCGTTATCCCAATCGAGTACACCTTGTTGCAAGATGATCTGGTTGTCGATTGAGACAGCGATACCAAATGCTTCTCGGTTATCCTTGGTCGCAGCACGGATTGCAGCTACCGGCGGAACGTAACCCTTCTTCGTGAACATAAACATAGTCGTTCGCTCCAATGTTTGGATAAGGTAGATTAGGCTACTTTGCTGCTAACGCTTCCAGCGTTGGCGTTGGTGCCACCGACGACAGTCAGCTTTACAGCCGCGCGTGCCTTTTTGGCGCGTTGTGCTTTGAGTTTCTCTTCCGCAACTTCTTTTCCACCCAAAGCTTCGACAGTCTTCTCACGAAGCTGCTCAACCTTGTACGGATGAAGCGGTCGGTAGTACTTCAACACAGGATGCAACTCAGGCAGATTGAGTGCCTGACCTAGCACTTGAAGTTTGTGCTTAGCATCCTTCTTTGATAGTCGCCCGGAGGCGGCATATCGCATTGTGATCGCCACGATGGCATCAGCCACATCGGAGTCGTAGCTCCAATGCATGAGCTTTCCCATCTGTCTGTTCCTCCAACAGACGAACTTCCACCACGCCACACGTACGAACGGTGTGATGAGATGGACGATGAGCCACACCAGAAGACACGCGCCTGCGAAGACCGTAAGCCACGGATATTCTGCTGAGCGTTCACGCAAAAAAGTGGCTAGGGCTTCGAGCCTGTCGCCACTCCACATTAGAATACTTTCCAAGTACCATCCTTCTGTTTAGGTTGAGGCAGAGGAACCGGGAGAGGACGGCCAAACCGCCCAGTTAAGGGAGATAAATCCCCTCCCGGTCTTCTACTAGCCTTACGCTAGCAGAACGGGTTGGGGAGAGGTCAATGCCTCGGCGGCTGTTATGCCTCTCCCCTTGCACTACCGCTGCGGAGGTTCAACGGTAGTACTAACTTAATTCAATTTCTGTCTTCCACGTGATACCAAACCGTGTGCCTTCTTCCCATCCACATTCCATAGCGTGGATCGCACGATCCTTGTCTCCATATACGATGGAGATCTTTTTCTTTTGGCAGCGCCAATCTTCAAGCTGCCACATGTATCTATGCCCGCTAAAGAGCAGACTTAGGCGGTAGTAGTGCTTGATCTCTTTGTACACAACCGCGTAGTAGTCTTGCGTACCTTGATGCCGAGCACCTCTCCACATTTCACGTACAGTGGATATGCTCGCAGCATTCTTTTCATAGCGTGATTGAGCTTCTTGCTCTCTAGCTGCACGCCATTCAGCTGTCTTTGGTTCTTGCTTCAACTCAGCAAGTGACCATCTTCCGTAACGTCTGTTTTTGACGCCTTTAGCGCGAGGCTTCTTGCGGTTTTTCCCCATAGTCTTTCCTCCGATTGACTATCTACCAGTATAAGGGATTTAGTCCTTATGTCAACTGGGTTTAGCCCGCAAACCAAGTCCTTCCAGCCTTACCATCTGAATAATGAGTGAAGTCCATCTTTTCAAAGATGGTACAATCCTTCTGGTATCCACCTGCTTCTGGGTCCCACCACGCAACGAGATATTCATCTTCATTATGAAGAGCACTGACGATTTCTCCACCTCCGTACTTGCCTTCTAGATCACGTCCGTGGCTAAACACGGCATCACCCACAAGAGGGCGGGATAGTTCGCTCACCTCGACTTTATCTGCTTCATTCAGACTGTCGAGGATACTGAGTACGATGTCGCTCATTACTCTTTCCTTTCGATCACATAATCGCGCCATAGACGATGGACTGTGCCAGAAGGCGACAATCCGGTGTATTCGTAGACAGGTACGTCGAACATGGAAGCGTATACGAAACCCTTCCACATCAGTCTTCGGTATTCCAGATTCGGGTCACCGACACAACGTCCAGGCATTTGCTGCACGACGTCGGTGATAGGAACGATCACGAACTTTTCGAGCGTCGTTTCCAAGCCGTGCGCTTTGATGAATGGTTTGATGATGCTCATCTGTATTCTCCTTGGTTGGTGATGTCAACCTTGTCGGGGTGATCCCGTAACAGGGTCGTGGGAGAGTTCGGCTTGTTTGATGTCGGTCTTGACGACGGCTTCTCCTCTCGGTTTAGCCGATGTGCAATGTACATCAATAATACGCTGATGCCTATTGCGATAATCAATACGTGGAGTTGCATCACGTTTCTCCCATTTGTCGAGTTGATGATTAGCGACGATGTAGAACAACAAACCTACGTTTGCTGCGAGCGACATGATTAGTGTAGGGTACATCCAATACATGCTCCACCTCCTTTAGAATACCCCGCCACGCTCATTAGAAGCCCGCTGGTGCGAGATATTACAAAAAAGGTAGTTAGATAGCCTAAGTAAAATAAGTAGGGGAACGGTAGGAGATGGGGGATGAGCACCGTTCCCCTATGCTCACATCGAGTGGGTGTGGCTTAACTCGATGGAGCTATCTTGTGTACGGTAAAGTATCCGGTCTCACGCTCTTCATTCATGAGTCGACACTTGTTAATCGCAGCGATTTCATCATCCTCAAAAGAATGAATGACCGTTCCTGCCGGATTACGGATTTGATAGTACGTCCCCGTCAGTGACGAGTCCGGAGGATTTGTCGTTGATGACGGTGAGCTTAACACGCTCTCGTCGCTTGCGCTCCCGCTCTTGACGGGATGCACACTCGGCTTCTTTCGCGAGCTGTTGCGCGGCCTCCCTTTCCTTTCGATACGCTTCGATCTCTTCGGCACGTTTATCCTCCTCAAGGATGTAGTACCAAAAGTCAGTCTCCTTGTCGTAGGCATAGCCCTCACCACGGAGACGATAAGTGAGAGTATTCCAAGCCTTGGTTACAGAACCAGGCACAGCTTCGACATGATTGTCGATAGCCTTACGCCAGCGCTTACGTGCGTTACTCTTATTCGCCATTGTCTTTGTCTCCTTTCTTGATGATCTTGCTAAAGTGTTCGAGACGAGCAGCTTTGGCTGCTGCTGCACATTGATGCGCAACAACAGCCCTAACTGTCGCATCCTTGATATGATCTTTCAGTATCCGCTGGATAGCTGAAATCTCAAGTAGCCGCTCACCGCTGAGCCTACGCAAAAATGCCATAGACAGTGAGCTTAACAACAGGAGGATTGAGATTAACCAGAGGGTTGGCTAACCGTGGAACCCATGTCAAACCTTGGTCAGGCATAGGCACAGCCTTGTTTTTAAGTGGCCGATATGTGTATGGCTTAGCGTTGTCGATGAGCATTAGTTTACCCATCTTAACGCCAGCCATATGTTGCTCATACCTACGCATGAGCTTAAGTCTGTTGAGTTCGTCGAGCATCAGTTCATAAGCTCCACGGTTGCATAAGGATTGAACTTGTCTTCGTGACCGTGGGCACATCTTGCCCAACATTCATCGTCTGGCCGATCAGGCGGAGTTTCGATGGCTGTGTACTCCTCCCACGGACTTACTGGCGTTGCACGCCACCTGAATTTCTTTCCGATTGGAACTTCCCACATATCCATTACTTGATCCTCCGCACGAATGCCCATCCACGGGCAGTGAGACGAGCCTTATTGCCGATAAGACCCTCATCTTTGAGAGCCTTGATAGTCGTGAGCTTAGGGACCTTGCGGAATTTCTTACGTCCGCAGTAATCTCCTTGAGCTAAAGCTAGCATCCCTGCCTTACGAACATTAGCGAGCATCTGGGTTCCCCTGATAAACAGAGTTACACGGTGGCTGATAATTCCAGGAACGCACTACCTTTGTGCGCACAGAGTTGATATAACGTCCTGGTCTCTGCGTCCCATCCTTACGGATGCGAAAGTTCTTCCAGAAAGTGGAAGTCCGTTGATAGAATATCTCGATCGACGGACCACCGTATCCATACTCCTCGTTGTATGAACAGTAGTCGTCGGGGTGGCACACCCACGGTAGATGAAAATCTACGTAGAGTATCACCGCAGGAACAGGGAAGTTCGGTTGAATGAAGTAAGGATCAGCCATCATCACCTCCGTGATTAGGTTCAAGCACATTTGCTTTCTCCTATTATCCATTCTAAAGGAAACAAGTCTTATGTCAACGAAGGTTTAAAGAAATATTGAAAGGTTCATCAGAAGTTGTACGATTTATCTTTACTTTGTTCTCAAAATATGATACGCGTAACGCTTCTTTTAGTTTTGTCCTGATGCTCCTAACAGCAAGCGATCAGGGGTTTTTCTTTTCTTGGGTTTGATTAATAGTATATATATACGCGCTTACACATCAATAGTGGGCGCATATACAGAGGAACAAATATGGAATGGAATGAATTATCTCCTAAAGAACAACAGATCTGGAATAAGTTAGAAGAAGAGTGGATGAAGTACTCAGCAATAAGGTTCTTTGAATATCTAAGCGTAGAGTTAAATGACAATATTTGAAACAGATACATATAGAGGTTACTCTCTAGCTAAACAATCAAGTGACTCAATACAGACAGAAACACTATTCTGGAATGTAGTCACACCTATTACTATTCCAGAGCTACTTACGCCCTGGACTACAAAAGAGATACTTAAATCTAGGATAGATTTATATTTAGGTGGTAGATAATGAATTTATACATATGGGAAGGTAATGGCGTGCTCACAGACTATTCAGATGGTATGATCATAGCATTAGCTAACACTCAAGAACAGGCTGAGTCAATAGTTGATGTATACGACCGGAAGAACTATCCTGCTGAGCCTACTGAAATAATAGATTTAACTAAAGCTTTTGTGCCTAAAGCTTGGATATGTTGGGGTGGTGCATAATGGCTGAAACAGTATGGCATCCACATATAGCAGTTACCTGTATTATTCGATACAAAGGTAAATACTTAATACTTAAAAGATTAGATACCTTAAAGAAATGGCCAGGTAAATGGACATTCCCAGGAGGTAAAGTAATTCAAGAAGACTTTATCGGTACTCCTACTACAATTAATAATCAATGGTATAAGACCTTAGAGTTTGCGTGTATGCGTGAGATAGAAGAAGAAACAGGAATTAATAAACATAAAATAGGTTCACTAAGATACTTGTGTAACATAGCGATACCTGATACACTAATCGTTTCATTTGTGGCTAACTTAAGGTCTGATGAAATACCTGTAATTAAAGTTCAAGAGACAGAGTGTTCTGAATACAAATGGGTAACTTTATATGAAGCTTATTCAATTGATTTAATTGATGGTCTCCTACATGAACTACAGCAAGCCGAGGAACTGTAATGGATTTAAACATCGAAGGATTAGGAGAAGTCTCTGGTTGGTTTCCCCCTATTACTGATCACATAGAAACTCCCGGATTTACAGCTACGAAAAACGCATTATATGAAGTCTTTGGTAGTAAATTACTACCTAATTCAAAAGTGCATCAAACTCGTAAATTTATAGATATTCTATTTCAAAAAGGATATATCATTGCTAAATACGATGGAGATGAATAAATGATTTGGGAAATGCTAGGAATAGTATTAGCTATAGTGTTTTCATTTGGCTTTGGCGTAATCGTAGGAGCAAATATGGTATGAGCACAGTAACATGTTTACACTGTCTTAGTCAAAATGATCCTAGTAACACTACATGCTACCGTTGTGGGAATAAGCTTAGGAAATGAAAGTATTAGTCACTGGCGGTAGAGATTACAAAGATTATGGCGTAGTGGCTCAAGAGCTAGCTAAGCTTAAACCTGATACTATAGTTCAAGGTGGTGCTACAGGTGCTGATCATCTAGCGCGTGTATGGGCTAACGCTAATAATGTACTATGTGTAACATACCCTGCTCAATGGAAACAGCATGGCAAGAAAGCCGGATATTTACGCAACAAACAAATGCTAGAAGAAGAACAACCTGATTTAGTGCTCGCCTTTCCTGGTGGCAAAGGGACTGCTAATATGGTGAAGATAGCCACGGATAATAACACAGCTGTGCAACTTGCGCCCCTGCCGAGCGAGCAACTTATGATAGGAGCTTACGCTCTTCAAAGCTGAAAGCTTGAAAGGAGCATTTTGATGCTACCCATACTAATCTCTCAAGGTCTAGCCTTGAGTTATATCAATGATCCATATCTATGG